TCTGCTGTTTTATTAGTTGCAGTTGCAGTCGGTTGGTATAAATCATTAAATATTTGTCCAGCATTTAAAGCTGTATCCCATATTGCTACTTCGTCTATTTCGCCAGTAAATGAACTACCTATATTTACGCTGGCTGTATTAATTATAGTAGCATTCAAAGAAGCAGAACCAATATCTGTTGTCGCTGCTGCGTTACCATTTTCATATAGTAAAATTCCACTTCTATTAGATGAACCATCGTAAGTAACTACTACGTGATGCCAAGAATTATTATTAAATGTTGCTGTTGAATTTTTCTGTATATAAACACTTGCTGATTGCTGAGCATAAAACCCTAAATTACCAGCACTATTAATAAAAAATTGATAACCAACGTTTGAAATTAATTTATTTAATATCACTTGTGTAGAGGTAGCGTTAGTTTTTACCCAAGCTGAAATAGTAAATGCATTTGTTCTTTCAAAACTTAAAATGCTTGAATTACCAGCATTAAAAGAAGTATTACTAGCCGCATCAAATGACATCGAATAAATATTGCTAGTTTGCAAACCAACATATCCAGGTACATAAGGTACTTTATCATCTGGAATCATATTATAACTCTGGGAGTTAGAGGTTGACAAAGGAGCATCTCCTACACGATCTAGGATATCTAAATTTTCTCCTATACCATTTGCATAAGTTCCAGGTGCATCAGCTGAAATCATTGTGGTAGTAGTTCCAGCTCCAGTTCCATTAGGTGCTCCAGGTATTGAGTTAGGTACAACAAATGAGTTGTTGTCAAAATAAGCATTTTCACCAAGTCTCCACCAAGAAATAGGTGCAGTTCCAGAGAGAGCACTTAAATCGTTTGGTTTACCATTATTATATATTTCTAGTACTTGAGCAGGTGATAATGCATAATTAAATATTGAAGTTTCATCAATTTTTCCATTAAAATCTTCAGGAGAGCTTGGATGTCTTGTTCTACCAATAGTAAAATTTTGTAAATTAAATGCTGCCGCTCCAGTAGGGTTATTTGTAGCTATTTGATTGCCATTTAAATACATTACTCGCTGCCCATAAGTTCCTATTGAACTGTCGTAAGTTACAACAACGTGAGTCCAATTATTTAAAATTCCATATATATCAGGATCCTGGTTGTTTTTTACGGTATGATTAAAATCATCTCCGTACCAATAATTTTTTAATTCTGTAGATGAAAATCTAAAAGCATTTGAACCTCTTACAGAACTATAATCTCCATAACCTAAAATACCATAATCACCAAAAGAACTAATTTTAACCCAAGCAGAAAAAGTATAATCTGATGTAGGTAAGTTAGAAGCACTTGCGCTTATATAATCTCCTGCTCCATCAAAACTTAAACTATAGTTACTATAAGGTGAATCAAATTGTAAATTACTTTGTTGTAAAGCTGTGCTTGGTAAAGTTGTACTTACTCCATTTAATGGTTGAGGAGTTAATACATCAGATGCAACTAGTGTAGCTGAATTATAACTATAGCTTCCATTATTATTTCCAGCAGAATCTATTATTGTAGAGCCTGCATCATTTAATTTCCACCAAGAAATAAGATTAGAGTTTTGAGGTATACCAGATAAGTTGGCTATTGGCGTGCCGGCATTATAGAGTGTTTGCGCATCTGTTTCAGACAAATTTGTATTCCATATTTGAAAATTACTTAACTTACCAACATAATAATAATTTATGCTAGAATACCAACCCATGTGAAAATCTTTTCCATTAATATTTAAATCAGTATAAGTCCAATTTGCTACAGACTTACCATTTAAGTAAAATGATGAACCAGAAGGTAAAAAAGAAATAACACAATGTGCCCATTCATTGTTTGGATTAGTATAATTATAACTAAAACACTGCCCATTAGTACAACTTGATGAATATAGTATGAATTTATTAGCTCTTACTACAAAAGATATTCGATTGTTTGCGAAATTAAAAACACCATCATCACTGTTAGTTGTTGATGGGTTTAACCAAAATGAAAAACTAAGACCTCCTGTGTAATTGTCTCCTATTAAATTACCTATTGAGTTTCCAAATGCTATGCTATCTTTATAGTTAAACTCTAAAGCTGTTGTATAATTAGGTGTAGATGTAATAGGTAATACACTTGGTATTTTCCAAGATGGAACGACAGCGACAGAGCTACTTACTTGTGTTGCACCGTTATTAGTTCCGTTATTTCCATTACCTGAACTATCTTGTATTCCAGTTGTTGTATTATCTAGTTTCCACCAAGCAGTTGGAGAAAAAGATATATTAGTTTCTGGAGTACCAAAATTAAATAAAGTTGAAATTTGAGAATCTGTTAAACTAGAATTAAATATAGCAACATTTGAAATTTCACCATTAAAAGGATTGGTTAAATTAGTTCTATTACCTATTACTAAGCCATCAGTAAGAGTAAGCAAACTTTGATTACCAGTAAGACTTATAGTTAAACTTTGGTTATCTAAATATATTGCATATTTTGTACCATCCCAATTAATAACTAAATGATGCCAATCTGCAGATATGTTATTTTGATTATAGAAGCTTCCTGTTGATGTTCCTGTTCCAGTAGTTACAGGCTGTACCCCTAGAATGTGTGAAGGTAGACCTACTTTAATACCGCCAGGAGTATATATAGAGCTATTAAAACTTATTAAATGCTCCATTCCAGATGAATTTGTTATAGTAGAATCAGGCTTGAACCACATAGACAAAGCATTTACTTGAGATGTAGAGTTACTTACTACTACATTTGTAGTGCTTTGACCATCAAAATCTAAAGCCGTTATATAATTAGGTGCACTAGGCGTATAAACAGAATCTGCATTTAGTTTCCACCAGTTTTGTGGAGTAACTGTATAAGTTGTTTGAGGAAATCCGTTGTTGTATATGTTAGCTATTTCAGCAGAGTCTGTAATTGCTGTTTTCCATATAGCTACATTAGAAATTTCACCATCAAAAAAATAAGTACCTGAGCCTCCATTTCCAGCAATAGTTAAAAACTGACTATCAGAAACTGTTGGAGTAGAAGTAGTTGCTTGAATGTCTAGCGCTCCATCAACATAAATTTTCATATTTGAATCTGAAGTACAAATTACATTATGCCATTTTCCATCATTATAACCACTGGATGTTTTACAAGTAACTTCACCGCCACTTGTGTTGTTACCTCTTCTAAACCATAATTGACCCGAACCATTACTCGGCATAAATAAACTACAAGATGTTCCGTATGTTTGAGAAGTTGCTATTAAATATTGTTGTGATGTTGAAGAAGTTTTAAACCACATTGACAGTGTAATATTACCATTAGTTATAACACTTGAAAAGTTAGAAACATCTATAAAATCGTTTGATCCATCAAAATCCATTACATAATCTTGCAATACACCATTTGGAAATTGCCATTCACTACTTGCTTCATTACCTAAGTAACCCTGCATTTGCGCTTGCTCACCTAATGGATAATAAGCTATAGGATTTAAATCTGTAGCCATTAAGTTAGAAGGTCTTATATTAGACCCTGAACCATCATATAGTGCAGCTATTTCAGTAGAATCTAAAGCTCTGTTAAATATAGCTACTTCGTCTATTTTGCCATTTAAAGTATTCCAAGTACTAAAAACACCTTGTCCAATAATAAAATCTGATGTTGCTGTATTTAAACTTGAAGTGCTTGAACTACCTTCTAAATTACCATTTAAGTAAAGTTTTAAAGTTGAGCCATCATAAGTTGCTGTTGCTAAATACCAATTATTTTCTAAAATTTGAGTAGTGCCTGAAATATCATTAGTACTATTATAAACGTGTAAAAAAATTCTATGAGTAGGATTGTTTGGATATTTTGCAACTGCAAGAGAAAATGCTGATGAATTAGTTGCAGTGCCATAGCCAAGTAAGTTTGAACCATCTCCAGCAGATGTTGTTGCAAAAGAATTTATATTAAACCAACAAGAAATAGTTCTTGGTTGTGAGCCATATATATTTAAACTTTGACCAGCATTTATATAATCTGAACTTCCATTAAAATCCATAGAATAGTTACTAGCTCTATTTGCTGACAAACTAGGGTTAGCTGAGGTATTTAACTCGTTAGGTAATAAAAAACTTGGACTTTTATACTTTGCTGACATATTCTATAATTTAACTATCTCCCATTCTATTCCAATATACAAGCGATGAACCTAATCCACCTGTGAATAAATCACCTGTTTTGCCTGGATTATCATTCGTTGCATTGTAAATCAACTCAACCTCTGACAAAGATAAGGCTTTGTTAAATACTGCTACTTCGTCTATTTTACCAGTAAAATAAGCTGGAGTGCTTCCACTTGCTCTACCTATGTTTGTATCAGTTGTGACAGTTCCTATAGTAGCATTCTGAGTTATTGCTGTGCCAGATACGTCTGTATAAGAATTTCCATCAATATAAAGTTTAGTTCTTTGATTTGCTGTTGATAAAGTACTATCAATAACTAAAACAATATGGTGCCATTGATTTGTGTTTAAAACAGTTAAAGTTTGATTATTGTAAATTCTTGAACCAGCTAAATATACATCAAACCTATCACTATTGATTAAAGGCATTAAAATAAGTTGCCCATCTGTTCCTATTGGATAAGAAGCAACACCAGAACTATCGTTCATCCAAAATGAATAAGTAACTTTTTGCAAGCCATTTATAGCACTTAAGTTTCCAGCATCTACATAAGAATCTGTTCCATTAAATGACATAGCTGCATTGTTATCTAGCAATGTTAAATTAGCAGCAGTAACTCCGAAGTTCTCTATAATACCATTATTAGCACAACTAGTACTAGAACCAGCAGTTTGGTAGAAAATCTTATAAGTCCCAATAGTAGAGTTAGCTAAGTCAATCTCACCAGTGGATGAATTAATACTCAATCCTGGAGTAGCACTATAAGTACCTCCACTTGTTCCTGGAGCACTTGTCACGCTAGCTGTTCCAACTTTAGGGAAACTAGTTCCACTATAAGCAAATGTAGTTTGGTCTAGCGGTTTAACAGTAATAGTGTTGTCCACATTAACAGGACAAGTTCCTGCACTTGTATATCTTACGGTATAAGTACCTGCGTCAGATGCTTGTAAATTAATTACACCTGTTGTTGAATTAATACTTAATGTTCCTGAGCCAGCGTGCTTGGTAAATGTTCCTCCAGTAGCTCCAGTTACTGTTGGTTCATCAGTGCTTGTTGCATAAGTGCCGTGGAATAAAACAACTCCTGGAGTAGAAGCAGCAGAAGCTCCAGGCATATAATAATTGGTTCCTCCTATATAATGAGAATGACTTTGACCATCGTTACTATAAGCATTAGCATCAGTCTGACTAGTAAACATTGGATAGTAACCATTTACATTTTGAGCACCTGGTACAGTTGGCATTATACAGTAGCTAGCTGCAGCGTATTGTACAGTAGCTGTATCTGTAGCAGTAACTGTTATTTGTTGGCTAGCAGTATTAAAACATCCATTAGCGTCTGTTCCAGTAACGGAATAAGTTATAGTAGCTCCTGGAGTTACAGTGATTGCAGCTGTAGTCTGTCCATCACTCCAAGAATAACTTCCACCAGCACCAGCGCCACTAGCAGTAAGAGTTACACTATCTCCAGCACAAATAGAGGTGCTAGATGCACTAATAGAAATAGTTGGTAATGGATTAACAGTAAATGCAGCACTAGCTGTATTTTGACAACCATTACTACCTGTACCAGTAACGGAATATGTGCCAGAAGAATTAACTGTTATCTGAGCTGATGTTGCTCCCGTAGACCAAAGATAAGAAGCACCTCCTGACGCAGTAAGTGTAGCTGAAGAACCATCACAAACAGATAAAGATGGGTTAGGAGTAATAACAATAGTTGGTAAATTCTTTATGGTTACTTGAGTAGTAGCTGTTTCTCCAGTAGAAGCAGTATAAGTAACTGTATAAGGTGTGTTCTCATCTGGTGTAGATGTATCGGTATTGATAACACCCGTAGTAGAATTAATAGTCAAGCCAGTTGTTGAAGCAAAAGTTCCACTTCCTGGATCACCAACAACAGTAGGAGCAGCAGTATTGCCACCATCTTCACAGAAAGAAGTAGCAGAATAAGTTATAGATAATCCAACTTGTATACTTAAATCAAAATTTCTTGAAGTAGGACAGTTTCCTGTAGTAGTGTAAGTAATGGTGTAAGGACCACCTACCGTAGAAGCAGCTAAATTAATAATACCACTTGAGCTATTGGTGTTCGTTCCGCTATCTGCAAATATGATTCCAGTAGGTCCGCTAAATACACCACCTGCTAATCCTGTTATTGTTGGAGCAGGGTTAGAAGCGTTTTGTCTAAAACTAGTTGATGAATAAGAAAAAGAAGCATCATCAGGAGCTTGAATAGTTATGGTGTCTTCAGTAGGACCAATACTATAAGTAACTGTATAAGTCCCTACAGTGGAAGCACTAACATCAATAACACCTGTAGTTGAATTTAAAGAAAGTCCAGCAGGAGTTGCAGAGAAAGTACCACCTGGTAATTTTATAACAGGAGTTACATCAGAACCATTTTGACAAGCTATAGTTGTATTATACCTAAAAGCTTTACCAAATAGTTCCTGGAATCCAATACCTATTCCAGCTCCTATATTCATTCTACCAGTGTGCTATAAAGTTTGAAGCAATATCTGAACCAGTGGGAGCTTCTATCCTTACTACTTGAATAGGTAAAAATTGTCCAGCTTGTAATCCAATATACTCTACTGTGTCTCCTGCAGCGGTAACCAATTTAATGTCTCCAGCTCCTCCACAATATAATATACACCCTCTAGTGCTTTGAGAATATATTTGATAATTATCTCCAGAAGCAGTAAATATGTTACCACTTAAACTTAGTTGTGTCCCACTGTCTATTGCGGTAACCCTAGCATAAGCTCCAGTTGATACATTTTCTACAATAAATCCTGTTTGAACAGTATCAGCAGTAAATGTATTCGCAGCAGCTACAGTTAATTTGTTAGCTCCTGAAGTAGCGCTAGTTCCGCTAATACCAGCAAAATCTGGATCAGGTATATTAATACCAGTTGTAGTTGAATAAACTGGTAAAGCTCTTGTGACTTGTAATCTTTGGTATGCCATATTTTATTTTTTAAAAGGAAATTTTCTATTTAATGAATCTCGTCTTTCGGCACAACCACACGGTTTGCCCGTAGCTTTTGAAACAGTGTCTACTACTTTTTTAATACCAGTGACCTTGGTTACTCCTTCTACTAAATCTCCTAATCCTTGCATTTGCATAATTTGTTAGGACAAGAAGCCACATTAAACATTAACTTAGATATAAGCCAGTTCCATTTACACTGCATTTTAATCCAAGTGTTTTGAATCCATAAACCTAATTTTACTAAAGCTTTACCCATTACTTTTTAATCAATTTGCCTAAGTGACCTTTTACACTAGATGGATAGTGCTTTTCATATTTCATAGAGTGGTCTCCACCATAAGCGTGACCATAATCTTTTTTAGACATAGCCTTAGACTCGTCTCTTCTATCTTTCATAGATTGTTTGTGTGACCCTTTGTGCTTCATTCCTAATGACTCATCTAGTCTGTCGTTGTATCCTTGTTTCATTTTTTAAATAAATTAATGTTATCATTTGCCATCTCGTTGCCTTCGGCAATCATTCTGACTTTATCAAATCTTTTTTGCATTCTTTTCATATCCACTAGCTTGGTGATACCCATTCTAGAGTCTGGTCGCATATTGATTTCACGACCAAATTTCATTTCTAAACCATCCATAATTCTTTTTTTTACAAATATACTAATATTTTAAGTGTGCTCTAAAAATATGTCGAACTTGTAAGTTTTAGTAGCCATTAAAGGGTGTATTCCTATGTTAAATGTAAAATAGTTATTAGGCCCCATATCATCGGTTTGAACTGGGGAAACCTGAACTAGGTTAGCTGGTTGTATATTGTAAACTGTTCCAACATCACCTACTTCTACAGGATTGTGTAATGGACCAACAGGCGTAGCTACACCACCATCAGCAGGATTAGTACTTAAATTTACACCTGAAGCAGTATAATTAGCATATGAATTAGGAGTTGATTGATAAGCTACAAACCTCCCAATTGTTGGTCTTATAGCACTAGGAGCTGGAGAGTCTGTTTCTAAAAAGTTAGAATACACTTTTGTGTTAACTAATTGCCTAGTTCCAACTATATTTGTTAAAGATGACCAATAATCTTCACCAGGAGCTGATCCTGAAATTACATTAAATGTTAAAGTAGGAAAACCTGATACAGATAAGTTGTCATACCAATTTGCTCCAGTAGGGTTTATTAATTGCGCTCCAGCTTTACCAACACCCCAAGCACTTGTTCCAGTCCCGTTAGTATGAGCAACTGATATTGTTGGTAGTTGAATTTGACCTGTTGCAGGTGGGCTCCATACCCAAGCTCCAGGTAATGGATTCTCTACACAGCTAAACACATAAGGTTGACCGTCATTGGGTATTGATGCGTATCCATCAACAACTCCGTTTATCTCGCCTCCCGTAACAGAAGGGAAGACTAAAATAGACATTGATGAAGTATTTACAAAAGTAGTTTGCTTTCCTGTGGTTGGCGCAGGCAGTCTAGTTGCTAAATTTGATGTAGTAGCGGTATCTATAACATTGATTCCGTATATAGCTTGAGATGTAGTAGTTGCATCAGTCCCTTGAAGTGTTAAGGTTTGAACAGTTAGCGCTCCGCCACCTGATGCGGCAGCTATATCTTCAATAGTATATATTGGGGCTAACGAATTTAATAATGCAGATTTTTTATTCTTATAATCATTACCAGGAATTATTCCTTGAAACTTAGTGCCTGCAGGTATTTCAGCCATAATTTTTAATTTTTACAAATATAATTAATATTTTCCTCTTCGACTTTTTGGAGAGCTTTTTGTTGAACCTCCCTTGCCAGCCCATAGATGTTTGCAGGCCCAATATCGAGCTGTCAACTTCGACTTGGCTGTGTCACATTTATGTCTGGCTCGGAAAGATTTTCGTGCCGCAGCACTATAGTTATGACCATATCCTTTTGCGCCAAAGTGAATCAACTTCTCTTTACCACCTTCACAAGCTTTGACCATTTTCTTTTTACCAGCCCTGTCACTAGGTCGGACCGAGTTACACTTCATTTTACTTTTATCAGCCATTTTCTTCTATTTCTTCATAATCAAATATCCAATCACTATATTCTCTATTGCGATTGTATTGATCAATGTACCATTGTTTATCTCTAGGCATTTTTAGCTGCTTTGGTATTTGCAACAAATTGTTTTTTACCACCAGATGCTTTCTTCTTTCTAGCGGTAGCCGCTCTTTGTCTTTTGCTTAAACTTCTTGCTTTTGCTAATGGCAAGCATCTATCTGGATTCTTTTTATTTTTACTAGTACCGCAAGCGCCTTTTATTTCGCCATCGGTACCAATACGAACCCATTTCTGGTCTCGCCATTTTTTTAGCTCGCCCATTAATATCCAGACTTAGTTTTCTTTTCCATTCCGTAACCAGGGTTGTTTTTCTTTTTTCCACCTGACATCTTAGCAAATGAATCTGCTTGAGCTTTTCCCACAGCATTGTATGGAAATACTCTTTTTTTACCTTTTACTTTTACTGTTGGCATTTTTTTTCTTTTTTAATAATTTAAAATCTGCTCCCGTTATTTTATCAAAGGGCATTGCTAACCTAGCAATCTTTCTTTGTTTGGCACTTAACTTACTCATTTTTTCTTTTTAATAGATTTAATAAGACGGTCTATTTTATTTGCTTGTGCTTTGTGCATAGCAGAAGCTTTTTTTAGTTGAGAGGATATCTCTTTTAATTTTTTTGAATCCATTATTTTCCTTTTCCGTAGTTAGGGTCTTTGCAATATTTACTTGCAGCCATATTTGCATAAGCACTTGGATACTTATCAAAAGTTCTTTTTGCCCAAGCTATACCAGCTGGACATATTTTGTTTTTCTTTCTTTTTGCCATATATTTAGCAAAGATATGAAAAAGATTGTAAGGAGACCTCACGATAGAATACAACCATCTCACGATTACCTCAAGTACTGGAGAATTATTAGGTACTGGGCTAAGAAACAATACGGATTTACCGTAGCTGATTTAGATATAATGTTCTTTCTGTACTCAGAAAGATTGTTTACTAAAACACATTTTCATAAGTATGGAAATATTATGTCTTGGGACCCAACTCGTTTTAAAAGCTTGATAGAACGTGGATATATTCACATATGGAGAGAAAAACAAGGTAAAGAAGCTGCTCTTTATGAAGTTACTTTCAAAGGTAAAAGAGCTATTAATAATATATATAAGAAACTAAATGGTGAGGCAATAGCTGAGTCAGCTGAAATAAACCCTATATTTAAAGACGATGTAAGGTATATGGATAAAGTTTATCGTAATGCTATACTAGAATTAAACAAGTCTATAAAACAACCACAACGTCCCGCTCTTGAATAACAACATACGACTGATCGTTGATGATTACCTCGTGTGCTTGTGCCTTGTCGTAATAAATAACATCTCCTTCTTTAATTGTACTAACCTCAGTACCTGGTTTTACTACCGTAGCTTTCTTATATCTAAAAGCAAACGCATCTGTTTGAGATAAAAGCAAACCCGATTTAGTTTTTAGTTCTTCTTGAGCTGGAGTAATGATAATGTATTTATTTATTGGCTTCATTCTCTTTCATTTTTTTAAGAGCCTCGTCATAGTCTGGCATATGTTTAATTAGTTCGGCTGTGCCGACTGATAGTGTAACTAAATGCTGCACAGCAGCATTTAGAGATTTTATTTTATTTTGCATTTCAATTAGCTTACTTTCTTTCATAGTCTATAACTTATTCCAACCATTACAAAAAACCCACCAGACGCCAAGGCATAGGTATTGGGATTCATTCCAAGTTGTTGATTATTCCAAATCATATTGGCTCCAGATGCTGTCATCAAACTTAAGCCACCTATTATTGCTAATCTTCTCATTTTTGTTTTAGTTTAGATGATATTTCATCTAATTTATTCGTAATATTTGTTAAATGATTATTTAAATTAAGCTGAAAAGAATGCTCTTGTTCTGCTCTGTATATCTTAACAGTTAAATCTAAAATTTTTGCAGGGGTTATTTCAATGTCTGAAAATTCTTCAATTAAATAACGTTCTAATTCAAGTATTTCTTTTATTATTTTTTTATCTTCCATTTTATTTTATTTTATTTTTATTTTATTTCTCGTGCCATTGTAATGATGGCGTTAGTACTTAATATGGTTGTTGCTACTGACACTGCGTTCTTAAGTGCGTTCTTAGTTACTTTCAATGGGTCTAATATTCCCATCTTGTACATATCTCCAAACATACCATCCTTCACATCGTAGCCCATCTTTGAGTCTGTGTTGCTTACCAATCCCTCTATCTCCATAACATCTCCTTCAGACAGTCCAGCATTTTTCATAATAGTTCTAAAAGGAGCTTTCATAGACTCAGATAAGTTTTCTCCAGCCAACTGGTCATCTCCATCTAATAGTTTGTGGCCTTCTCTCCATAATGTCACACCACCGCCAGGAAGTATACCTTCGTCTAGTGCTGAACGAACTGCACAAACCGCATCATCTACCCTATCGTACTTTTCCTTCTGCTCAATGTCTGAGTTGCCACCAACATATATTACGCCAATAGCTCCATTCAAACAAGCTATTCGCTCACTCATAAATACTACATCTGGCTTAGACTTGGTATTGTCCTTTTGAACTTTTAACTCTTTTACTCTTTCTTTAATTATCTCTTCATCACCGTGACCACCTAACATAATGGTTTCATCTCTACCTACTACCACCTTATCTACCTTGCCTAAATCCTCCATTCTAATTAGGTTGAGGTCATCACCAGTTTCTTCAGCGAAATACTTACCACCAGTTGCTACTGCTATGTCATTCATTAGCTCGTGTCGTTTGTAACCAAACTGTGGTGGCTCAATTTGACACAGCTTCAATCCGTTTCTAACTACATTAGCCGATAGTGTGTTCATTACATTCGCACTGCACGAAGCAATGATCAGTAGTTTGTGTCCACCATTGATAATTGGTTTTAGTACGTTCTCAATTTGAAGTACGTTACTAATAACGTGGTCCGATAAAAGTACATAACAATCGTCCAATATGCACTCATCCTTTTTTTGGTTATTCACGAAAGAGTTAGCGCCCCACCCTCTCTTTAATTGAATACCTTTATGAACCTCACTAAAGGTTTGGTCATTCTGAGAATTCTCTACCGTAACCACGCCATCAGTACCTACCTCTAAATAAGTATCTGCAATTATTTTTCCTAGCTCTTTATCGTTATTTGCCGATATAGTAGCCACGTCTAACAAACCTCTCTTAGATAACTTTTTAGACGTTGCTTCTAAGTTTTGAATAACTCTTCTAGTATATTCATTAATTGACTTGATGTATTTGTTAGAACTAATGTTATTTTCATCTAAGTGTTTTAACCCTTCTTTTACTATGGATTCAGCCAAAACAATAGCTGTTGTTGTTCCGTCTCCTGCTACATTCGCAGTGTTTTGAGATGACTCTCTAAGCATTTGAACTGCAAGGTTCTCTACTGGATCAAGTAACTGAACTGCCTTAGCTACTGTAACACCATCTTTGGTAACTGTGATTCCGTGGGTGTGGGCTGGTGATTCAATAACGACTGTGTTTCCGCCTGGACCTAGCGTGCTCTTTACCGCTTCGCTAATTTTATTGATGCCAGCTTTTAGTTTAGTTCTGGCTTGCTCGTGCAAGACGAGCTCTTTTGGATTGTATGACATTAGATTAAATTTTCTCCAAATATATAAATTATTTTAAGTCATACAAATAAACTAATTTTTTTTATTGTTTTGACGCACAACTATTTGATTATCAATAAGTTAGAAATAACCTGACGGTTTGTTTTTAGCTAACTGCCTGATTATCAAGTAGTTTGACGGTTTGACGGTTTTTTCTCAAAAAATCAGCACTATATACTTTCTTCTTTTTCTTTATTTACTTTTTTATTTTTTTTATACTAAAAATCGTCAAAATCGTCAGCTATTAATAATATATAGTTGATTTACAGTAAGTTAGAGTAAATTATATAAAGTAAAGGTTCGTCAGATTTCCGTCATAATTTTGACGATAATCGTCATATTTAACCGATCGTTGTTATATCTGGGCTTTAACCATCGTAACTTTTCACTAATAACAACATAATACAATCGGTGTTTAGACTGGTAACACAGCCAAATAAATTTACGAAATATATATAAGTTGGGGGCTATATACTATTATACACACACACGCGCGCATAGAAAAGTGATATTTTTTTTGGGGTGTGGGGTGTTGTTTTGGTCGTTGCTTGTGGATTTTTTGCCGTTTTTGTGGTAGTGGTTGCCTACGTGTACGCGCCTACGTGTACGCGCCTGGGCGATCGCGCGCGCGCCAGTATGCGCCTACGTGCGTGCGTCTGCGCCTGCGTAATGTAATTTTTTCAACTTAAATTATCCGTTTTAAAACGTTTATAAATGGTTAAAAGTATTTAAACACCCTTACAAAGGGAATAAAACCCTAACCCCATTTAGACCAAATAAATAAAAATATTTTTTTTCCTCTGTTTGTCCTCTGTTAAAATGGTGTAAAAAGTAATAGTTTTTGTTTAACGTTGCTAAAGTTTTTTTCTCCTCTGGAGCTCCTCTGTTAATCCAAGATTTTAAAAGTTAAACAGATTTTGTAGTCTCATTTACTTGTTTTTACTTAGCTGACGAAAACAATAAATAAATAATACAATTAAACTTAAATTTAAAATTATGAATGTATCAAAAGATTTAGAAAATATAAAACTTAGAAAGGCTTTATTTAATGAAGTCAAAACAGAGTTAAAAGAGATTGAAGTAAGTTTACAAATAATAAAAGGGAAAATTTCAATTGAAGAATTAACAGACTTCAACGATAACTTTATAAGAGATAATAAAATTATGATAGATGTTGACATATTAGAAGAAAATATTAGAACTTTAAAAAGATTTTTAAACATATTTAGAAACAGTTAAAATATTAAAACGGGGCTTTAATTAGCCCCATTTAAAACTAGATTATGATAAGAATTAAAGACAATAAGCAACACGGTATTAAACCTAATATAGCTAACAAGCATAAGAAAGGCTCTAAAATTGTACGTATTCAAACTATTATAGATAACCAAATAAAAAACATTGATACGGCTATATTTAAAGCAGATAGAGCCGAAAAGCAAAGAGACAGAAGGAGAGCCAAAAGAAGATAAAACACATATTTAAACACGTGGAGACCACACGCAAAACGGATACGCAAATAATAGTTTATTGCAAGTTGAACAAAGCTAATAAGCAGAAACAATTTAAATTGTCCTTGTATAACTATTAAAAAAACACAAAAATGAAATATACTTTAATTTTTACCGATGTTGATAACAACAGTTTTGAAATCGACATTAACACGAATGAAAAAAACATTAATTTAATTGCAGGCACATTGTCAAACAAAGTAGTAAAATTTATTACTTTAATGAGAAAATACAATCAAAAAATCGGTTTTAAATTTGCTCGAAAATTTGATGTTCAATTTTTGCAGGATAACAAAGAAATCAAATCATTTAACGGAATTTCCTTAAATGGTGAACAATTCGGAGTTAAACTAACTTTAGTAAACAATGAGAAAAGCAAAACTAAATTTTCTTCTTTTATGGGCGAATTTATCAAAGATTTAGTTTGCACAATGGGACAAGACGAAGAAATTACAACGGCTGAATTATTAAAAGAGTTAGCAAAATAAAACCCAACTTAAACAACTAGGGAGCAAAGAGCTCCCTTTTTTATTAATTAAATTAAATACAAATGAAAGAATATAATTTACTATATACCAAACTCATAAATAAAACAATAACTAAACAAGAAGAAAAAAGACTATTTGAATTAGCTTTTGGAACAGAGTTTATGAAATCAAATGACAAAGGAACTTTAAAAGAATATAAATAATTAAACTTAAAAACAAATGAAAAAATTAGAAACTAAATTATACATTGTGTTAGATGAGCATACACTCAACACAATGAAAGGGAAAGGAAATAAAACAGCTAAATTCAAAACTTTTGAGGAAGCAGATCTGAAAGCAGCTGAAAAGCTGGAAATATGGACAGTTGTTGAAGTGTGGTTCGAACATAGTTGGATACATCACAGAGTAAAAGAATTAAAAGCTCTAGATACTATATAAAAAATTTTACTATATTAGCTGACGAAATTAATAAATTATGAAATCAAATATAATACAAAATGTACAGCATTTAGCAGGCAAGCTATTTAATAAAGAAGTTGCAAAAATGCATTATTCAACCGACAGACTAAATGGTTTTACAATGAATCAATTACTAGAGTCTGAGAGATGGTTTAAAAGAGAGGTATTAATTAAAAATCAAATCAAATGGAAATCCAACAATATAAAGACGTAAAAAATCTCCTATCCAAAGGAGGTAACGCAAAGATAAATAAGAATGAAATCACGACATTCAACTTGTCTCTTGCTCCACACACACAAAATGCAAAAGGTATAAACCTATGCCCAAAAGCATCTAAAGGATGTGCATTAGCTTGTTTGTTTACTGCTGGACGTGGAAAGTTTACCAACGTACAGCAAGCACGAATAAATAAAACGAATTATTATTTATTTGACAAACAAAAGTTTATGGATCAACTAGCAAAAGAAATAAATAAAATAGCTTTAAAATCCACAATCACAAACGAAAAATTTGCCCTTAGGTTAAATACATTGAGTGATGTTGATTTTGTTTATCAACTTAAAAAGTATTGTGATTTAGACTTATTAAATGATGATACTTACAAAAATATTATTGTCTATGATTATACTGCTATTATTGGAAAAGTTAAAAAATATCTTGGAACAAGATACCATCTAACACTATCCAGGAAAGAAGATAATGAGCAAGATGTGATGGAAGCTCTTGAAATGGGTGGTAATGTTGCCATAGTATTTAAGGATTTACCCAAAACATACAAAGGTTATAGGGTAGTAGATGGAGACAAAACAGATTTAGAGATGACTAAATATAAAAATGTTGTATTGGGATTAAAAGCCAAAGGAGATGCTAAAAAAGACACAACGGGATTTGTAATATAAATTAAAATAAAATCAAATGATAAATAGAGTAACAAAAGAAGAATGCCTAGATGCCATTGAATATCTATATGGACAAGGATTTATTGAAGATATGTCAAGGGATCAAAAATGGGCAGTTGAAATACTACTTAAGAAAGTAGCAAATGAATATAAACTTAAATTAAATTAAAATGGATTTAAAAAATATATCAAGTGAAGACTTGAGAAATGAACTAGAATTAAGAGGTTATTACACTGAAAACTTATGGCACGTAAACGATGTATTTCAAAAGTATAATTGTGAGCCAGAAGAAGCTCAGAAAATATTAAACAGTTCTTTAACAAATGAATGGATAACTGAGCAAATATTTCAAACAATTAATGAAATTTCAAATGAATATAAACTAGACTTAGGATTATGAGTAAATATAAATTAAAAGCAGTAAGAGTCCCTGACTTTGATATGGTTGGTGATAAGCAGTATGGAGATTCGCCTTATGGAGTTTGTCTTGATGTGTATGATTTAAATAATAATTTTTTAGAAAGTGGCTCAGATTGGAGTTATTTTGAAACAAAAGAAAAAGCAGAAGAATTCTGTCAAAAATTTAACTTAAAAAACAATAGAAATTATGGGAAGATATTATAATGGAGATGTGAATGGTAAATTTATGTTTGCCATTCAAGGTAGCGATGCACACGAAAGATTTGGTGCAGTCGAAGAACAATCAAACTACATAAATTATGTAGTGTATAGAGATAGTTATGCCGAGATATGTGCAGAGCTTGACAGTATAGACAAATCATCTATTGAAAAGGTAGATAAAATGTTCAATCAAGAGGGAGGATACAATGATGAAATCAAAAAGGAGTTTGGTGTGAGTGAAAAGGATTTGTCAGAGTATGCAGATTATGAGATAGGGATGCAGTTAAAAGAATTCTTTGACGACAATCCAGACTGTGATGAATGTAGATTTGATGCAGAGATATGAAAGAGAGATTATTAATAATGTTTTGCATATGTGCCTTAATTGGAGTTATGCTTATAATGACAGCGATATGAAAGAAATAGATAGAACTAAAATGGAAAGATTAATAAAGGAATTAGAATGGTTTAACAACTTTGCTGATTACTTAGAAACCAATAATATAAATATGTATAATGAATCCTGCGAGTATGCAGACCAAAAAGAAAGAGATGAAATATTTTAAAAAATACAATAGATGTTTACTACATAAAAGATATGTAGAAAAAAGAGTAACAGATCTTAGAAATGAAATTTGCAGGGATGCCATACTTTATGGAAAGGTAGACCCACTAAAAAGAGAGTTGCTACTTAAGTATAATCATAAATTAAAATAAATAAAATGGAAGAATCAGAATGTTGTGGTGCAGAAATAAAATGGACAGATATATGCACCGAGTGTGGAGAACACACAGAACCAAGAGAATACTAAACTAAAATAAAATAAAATGAAAGATACAAACGCAATTGAGAAAGCACTCAAACAAAAAATAAGTAAAGAACTTAAAGACATAGTGGACAGTTTCACCGATGATGTAAAAAATATATCCGATAAGTATGGAGGAAATATATTTTATGACTTTAAAGAATATAGCACTAATGAAGGTGCAGAGTTTCACGTAGACGGTATTAACAAGGTTAATACCATACTACATAGAATGCTAATGAATAATCACGGAGAGCATATGTTAAAGTACAAATCTAAAGAATTATTAAATAAACTTGAATTGATATGAGAAAAATAATAGCAGATTATGTGGAGCTTACCGACGAATGGGTAGGAACTCCAGATGTAGTAATGTATACCTCAGAGACAGCAGATGGTTATGAGATATATATATTAGGTTGGACAGATAAAAATGGTCACGTAAAAAATATGGACAATGAAGAAAATGTCTTTATGTACCAAGAGAATTTAGTTGAGATATTAGTAGATGACTTTATAGCTGGTGAAGAATTCATTGAGGTATATGTAAGTGAAGACTTGATTGAAGACTTAGACTTAATAAACGAACTAGAAGAAAGATTAACAATATGAAAGTATTAGAATTATTTGCAGGATCACGAAGTGTGGGTAAGGCTTGTGAAGAGTTAGGTTATGAAGTTTATTCTTCAGACATAAATCCTTTCCCAGGTATAGACTATGTTATAGACATAAGGGATTTTGATGTAGATAAAGTTCCTTTTGTTCCTGATATTCTATGGGCAAGTCCACCTTGTACAGGGTTCTCAGTAGCTTGTATAGGTAGAAATTGGGTGCAAGGTGAAGTATTTACTCCTAAAACTCCTTCTGCACAACTAGGAATAGAATTATTAGAAGCAACTTTATATATAATAAACTTATATAAAAGTATTAATCCTAATTTAATATGGTATATAGAGAATCCAAGAGGTAAGATGAGAAAAGCTCCTCATTGGGATGAAATAAAACACATAAGACACACAGTAAGTTATTGTAAGTATGGAGATACTAGAATGAAACCAACGGATATATGGACCAACAACTTAAATTGGCAACCTAAACCAATGTGTAAACCTTTTAAATATGACTACAGCTCTAACCCTGAAGGAGAGGTTATAGATAGACATTGCCATCACGATGCCTCACCAAGAGGCACTCAAAATGGAGGTACACAAAAATTAAAAGGAAACCACGAAAGAAGTAAAATCCCTCACGAACTATGTATAGAAGTATTGAAATAAAGTTTGGGTTGTTTGGGGTGGTTTGGGCTAACCCAAACTATTTATTTAAAAATAGATCACTTTTTGTACACTTTTTTACAGTCCGACCACTTTCTGACCACTTTTTAACAGTTAAAACATAAATTATGAAAATAGATGTAAGATCAAAAGAAAGTTTGTATGTTGAATTGAATGGATATATTTATTATATTGACGATTCAACTAATGAACAAATTATAAAAAAATGGAATACGAAAGCAACACCACAATGGGAGGCAAAGTAAATTGGGTAACTGACTTAATTTTAAAAGAAAAATTAAAAAATAGACCTAACCAACAAAAAATCAGAAGATTACAAATATTTTTAGATAAAATGTCTGACTAAATTTGGATATTTCATTGACAAATATTATATTAGCAAACTAAAATGGGACAAAGTAAAAGAGAATTCGAAAATTTAATTATAATGAATAGTCAAGATTTTTATGACTATGAATACTACAATTTAATACAATCAAATGACAAAAGAAGAAGCACTCCAGAAAATAGAGAAGGTAGTAGTAGAAAAGCTACAAGTACCAGTCGAGAGTCTATTTAACAAATCTAAAAAGAGAAATCATATTGATGCTAGACAGATTTACTTCTATCTATGTAAGGATAGAAATATAAGACCTTGTTACATCCAAGACTATATTCTTAGTGAGCATAATCACAAAATGGCTCATTCCAATATATTATATGGACAAGAGAAAATTAAGAATGAAATGCGAGTAGATAGTGACTTAAGAGATCTTGTAAAAGAATTAAAATGTTCAGTATAGAAGACCTCTGGTATCAAGCTAAAAACATTCGATCTGCCATATATATGGATAATAGCAAGACTAACAAAGCTATTATGCACAAAGGTGTTAAGATAGAGAAAGATAGAGATAAGTATTTTATACTTAGATGTCATCGAGAAAACTATCAAGAGATAATGGATGAAGAGTATCAAATATTTTATGAAGAAGGATGGGTAGTAGGCAGAATAAACGTACTAATGAATGACTTGGAATATAAATTGGATAAACTATTTATAAGAACAAGAAATGCATATCAAGATGGCAACACCAGACAAGTTAGGCATTATAAAAACCAAAAAGAGAATGTGCTAAGTAAGTACAGTAAATTAAATAAACAATTAAATCAAATCAAAAATGAAAAACACATTTGAAAAATTATCATCCATCAACGTAAATGAACACGTTGAGAATAAAAATGGCTTGACTTACCTATCGTGGGCTTGGGCTTGGAGCGAAACTAAAAAGACGTGTCCTGATGCTACTTATACTATTTATGAGAATGCAGATGGATTATGCTACCATCACGATGGTAAAACAGCTTGGGTAAAAACAGGTGTTACGATCGGAGGTATGGAGCTTATTGAATATCTTCCAGTTATGGACTATAGAAATAAGTCAATTACTATAGATAAAATTACTTCTTTTGATGTTAATAAAAGTATTCAAAGAAGTTTAACTAAAGCCATAGCAAGACACGGATTAGGTCTTTATATATATGCAGGTGAAGATTTACCAGAGTCTGAATCCAAGGTATCAACCCCTGCTAAAAGCACTAGCAAGAAAGCTAGTGAAAAAGCTAGTTTAGATCTTGGAGATGATAAGTGGGAAGATTGCTTGAAGTATGTAGTGGATAATAAACATTTAGGTTTTGATGGTGTAGTAAAAAGATTGAAGCAGAAGTATGAATTAACATCAGAAGCTCTTAAAACAATCAAGACTTATGTTTAGTAAACAAGAAACTTTATACAAGTTACAAGAAGATAAAGAATACTATGGTGACTTTGGTAAGCAGTTTTTATCTAACTCTGATATATACAGTTTACTAAATGATCCACGCTCTTTTAGAAAAACTAAAGGAGAAACCAAAGCTATGGTAGAGGGTAGATACTTCCACGTGTCTATGATAGAGCCACATAAAAAAGATGAGTTTGTTATTATAGACTCAACATCTAGGAATACAAAAAACTATAAGAATCAAATACAAGAACACGGTTTGTCTATTGCTTTACTAAAGTCAGAAGCAGAACACATAGATAGTTTAGTTTCTGTTATGAAAAGTAATTTTAATTTTTATGAGTTTATATATAGTAAGTTTAATATGTATGAGGTTCCTGGAATTAAAACTATAAAGGGTGCTAAGTGGAAAGGAAAAGCAGATATATTAGCATCAGATTACATTATTGATCTTAAAACAACTTCTGACATATCTAAATTCAAGTACTCTGCCAAAAAGTATAATTATGATAGTCAGTCTTATATATACCAACAAATATTTGGTGTTCCAGTAGTTTTTTATGTAATAGACAAGAACACAAAGATGTTAGGTGTCTATGAGCCTACTGATTCTTTTATTCAAAGCGGAGAAGAAAAAGTAGAGAGAGCATTGGAGATTTATAATAAATTCTTTAGTAAAGATGCTACGGAGAATATAGATGAATTTTTCATCAAGGAAGAGCTTACCTAGAAGTCTACACTAGGTTATATTGTAGACATAATTTAAATATATATAGTTATGAGCAAAGAGAAAATTTTTGCTGACGGGTTTTTATTTAAAACTCGTGAAAATCAACCTGATTGGGTTGTTGGTTCAATGTCGGTTAAAGTTGAGGATGCAGTAGTGTTCTTAAAAGAAAACGCAAAAAATGGTTGGGTTAATTTAAATATTAACACATCTAAGTCTGGAAAACAATATGTGGAGCTAGACACTTTTGAGCCTACTAAAAAGAAAGCAACAGAAGAAGTTACTTTCTAAATTTATAATTATGACGGAAATGACGATTTTTTTAAAATATTTTGTAATAAACTTCATAGGGTATACTATACTATTCTTTTTATTATTTTTTCTTATTAAAATCGTCAAAACCGTCATAAATATATATAAATAACTATATATCAATAAGTTATATAAAATTAAATCGTCATAAAATCGTCATAAATATGTCACAAAACGTCATAACAATATTTAAAAACATAAAAGACACCACCCAGCCTTTTCATTTACCAGTAAATGACATCATTGATAGAATAAGAGATGGTCGTTCTGAAGAGTTGATAAAAAAGATTAGAACCGAGAAAGATAAGAAAAAAATAAACGAATTAAAACAACAACTACCTGCTATTTGTTTTAGTGGTAAGTTTAATAAAAGAAATGATGACTCTATTTTAGAGCATAGTGGTTTGATATGTTTGGACTTCGACCAGTACGATACCCAAAAGAAATTACATCAGCATAGAGATAAATTAATCAAGGATGAGTATGTTTATTGTGTTTTCATCTCTCCATCAGGAAAGGGACTCAAGGTTTTAATCAGGGTCCCTTCTGATATTGATATGCACGTGAAATATTTTGCATCACTTCAACAATACTTTGATTCACCTTTTTTTGATAGCACTTCTAAAAACATATCAAGAGTATGTTATGAGAGCTATGATCCTATTATTCACGTTAATGAAGAATCTTTATTGTGGGATAAAATAATAGAAACACCTAATGCAATAGATAAAAAAGAAATTACCATACCTATTACCGATCAAACTAAGATAGTGGATATACTAATTAAGTGGTGGGAGAAAAAGTATCCAATGAATGAGGGTCAAAGAAACCAAAATGCTTTCATATTGGCTTCATCATTTAATGACTTTGGTATTGAAAAGTCACTTGCAGAGTATGTGCTAAATGGATTTCAGTCTCAAGATTTTAATTTAAATGAGATTAAAAGGACTATTGACTCTGCGTATTCCAACATAGCTAATTTTGGAACAAGAGTTTACGAAGACTCAGATACGTTGAATGCTATTAAATCAAACATATTAAAAGGTAAATCTAAGACAGATATTAAAAAATACTTTGAGGACATAGATGAGGAGGTTTTAGATAATGTAATAGATAAAATCCAAGAGGAAGGTTTTGATAATAAGTTTTGGACCAAAAACAAAAAGGGTGTTATAAAAATATTTCATTTAAAATTTAAAATGTTTTTAGAAGAAAATGGTTTTTATAAGTACAATCCTGAAGGAAGTAAAAACTATGTATTTGTAAAAGTTACCAACAACCTAATAGATCACGCATCTGAAAAGCAGATTAAAGATTTCATATTAAAACACTTACTAACTGTTGATGACATAGAGGTGTATAATTATTTTGCTGAGCACACTAAATATTTTAGAGAAGAATTTTTAACTCTACTAGACTCTATAGATGTATTCTTTATTGAAGACACCAAGAACGAGTCTTACATATATTATAAAAACTGTGCAGTTAAAATAACCAACGATACCGTAACACCAATAGACTATATTGATTTAGGTGGGTACGTTTGGAAAGACCACGTTATTGATAGAGATTACACAGACTGCGAGTCTATTGAGTGTGATTACAAAAAATTTGTATCTAACATATGTGCTAAAGATGACAAAAGAATAGAGTCTACTGAAAGTACTATAGGTTATTTAATGCACGGTTATAAGAATTTATCTTACTGCCCAGCAGTGATTTTAAATGATGAGGTAATTAGTGATAATCCAGAAGGAGGAACGGGTAAGGGTTTATTTATGAATGCTTTACAACATATGAAAAAATTAGTAGTTATTGATGGAAAAGGATTCAACTTCGAAAAATCTTTTGCTTATCAATTAGTATCAGCAGACACTCAAATACTTTGTTTTGATGATGTTAGAAAACACTTTGACTTTGAGAGATTGTTTAGTGTGATTACAGAAGGATTGACACTAGAGAAGAAAAACAAGGATGCTATTAAGATTCCTTTTAAAAAGTCACCAAAGGTAGCTATCACTACTAACTATGCAATAAAAGGAAAGGGTAACTCTTTTGAAAGAAGGAAGTGGGAGCTAGAGCTTAATCAATATTATAACAAGTCATTTACTCCTTATGATGAGTTTGGTAAGTTAATGTTTGGTGACTGGAGTGCTGATGAGTGGTGCAGGTTTGATAACTATATGATATATTGCCTACAGTTTTATATGAATAAAGGACTAGTTAAAAGCTCTTTTGTTAATCTTAAGATACGTCAGTTATCTGCTGAAACTTGTCACGAATTTATTGAGTGGTGTGGATTATTAGACGGGAAGAGTCCTAATGAAGATTTTGATAATGGTCATAAAATATACAAACAAGAACTATATATGGATTTTATTTCTGAGAATCCAGACTTTGCTCCAAAAGCCAAAATGACTGTTTCTAGAACTAAGTTTTATCAATGGCTAAACTCTTACGCAGTATTTAAAACAGGAGTTAGTCCTGATGAAGGCAAGGATCATAAAGGAAAATGGATAAGAATGAGAAGTAAACACGAAGCAGAATATAATAGTAAATTAGATATATGAAAAGATTAACTGACCCAGATAGAATTCATCAAGCATTTTTAAATAGTTATAAGATAATAGTAAAAGGAATGACTGTTGAAGATATTATAGATGAAATTGAATTTGATGTAGTAAATCTAGATATATTATTTGCTCACGATCCAGAGAGTCCCAACGATAAATATGTAATAGAAATGATGTTTGACCACTTTATGGACTTAGAAGATTATGAAAAGTGTTCTGAAATTCAAAAATTATTATGAAGTTTAGGGATTATCAAATAGATATTATTAATAAAGGTTTAGATATATTAAATAGATATAAGCTATTGTATCTATCTATGGAGGTTAGAACAGGAAAAACATTAACTTCTTTAGGAATATGTAAGGAGATTGGTATTAACAATGTGTTATTCATAACTAAGAAAAAAGCCATTAGTAGTATTGAATCAGACTATACTATGTTAAATCCTGGTTTCAACCTTCAAGTTATTAACTATGAGAGCTTACATAAAATAGAAGTTTGTGACTGGGATGTTGTTATTTGTGACGAAGCACATTCTATTGCTGCCTTTCCCAAGCCTAGCAAAAGAGCCAAGAATGTCAAGGAGCTAGTTCAATCACACAATCCTTACTTAATACTAATGTCAGGGACACCTACTCCAGAGAGTTATTCTCAAATGTATCATCAGGTTTATGGAGCTAAATCCAATCCTTTTTACGATTGTAAAAACTTTTACAAGTTTGCTCATAGATACGTCAACGTAACTAAAAAGAAAATAAATGGTTATGACATCAATGATTACAGTAAGGGCAAGCAAGAGATTATAGATTTGATGAAGCCATATACTTTGTCTTATACTCAGCAACAAGCAGGGTTTAAATCAAAAGTAGACGAAGAGGTTTTATTAGTAAAAATTGACGAAAAAGTTCAAGAAATTACAAAAATCTTACAAAAAGACAAGGTTTTTGAAATGAATGGAGAATTTATACTTGGCGATACACCAGTAAAATTGATGAGTAAAATTCATCAGTTATGTAGTGGCACAGTTAAGTTTGAGAATGGCACCTCAACGGTTTTAGATTTAAGTAAAGCTAAGTTTATAAAAGAAAAATTTAAAGGAATAAAGATTGGTATTTTTTATAAGTTTCAAGCAGAGTTAAAAGCATTGAAAGAAGTGTTTGGAGAAAGTTTATGTACTACTTTAGATGAGTTTGACAGTACAGATAAAAACATTGCATTACAAATTGTAAGTGGTAGAGAAGGAATCTCACTAAGGAATGCCAAGTATTTAGTATATTACAATATTGACTTTAGTGCTACAAGCTATTGGCAGAGTCGTGATCGTATGACTACTAAAGACAGGTTGTATAATAAAATATATTGGGTCTTTTCTGAGAAAGGTATTGAGAAAATGATATACAAGGCTGTGAACAAAAAAAAGGATTACACATTAAGACATTTTAAAAGAGACTATTTAATATGATTAAAAAGGAATGGTATTGGATGTCAAAAAATAATAACAATATGGAGCAATTTAACTTAATATATCATTTCAACCCCTATAATAATAACTGGTATTGCATACCAAGAGAAGAGTATGTTAATTACTTTGAGGGTAATCATAAAAAATGCGGATGCGGATTCAATATTGAAGGAGCTTACTTAAATTATAAAAATAAAATAAAATGACAGAAATAGAGACGTTTGAAAAACAATATCCTGAGTTATCTAAAGAATTCAAGGAGATACAGCAGGAGATGTATAAATTATTTGCAAGAAAGCAAATGGATTATGGATTAAATAATATCGCATTGGGTGGTGATTTAAAGAAGCCTGAAGATAAAAAGTTTGCTTTGACAGGTTTGTCGATTAGATTAACTGACAAGATAAGTAGATTAAAGAACTTAATCAAGAATGGAAAGAATTATGTTCCTGGTGAAGGTCAAGAGGATACATTTATTGATATAGCTAACTATGGCATAATTGGAATGTTGGTTGGTAGAAACCAGTGGAAATGAAAAATAAAGAGCTTCAGTTAATTAAAGAATTAAATCTTAAATACGATCGAGGTTTGAAACCTACTGAAAATCAATATGAAGCTTACGATGCCTACAACGACATCTCTATCATAGAAATTAAAGTTAGGGATGTTGTTTATGACACTCATTATATACAAGTAGATAAGTTCTATAATTTACTAATGATTGGAGAAGCTTTAGAAAAAAAACCTTTTTACTTAGTAAAAGACTCTTCTGGAATATATATGTATGATTTAAACGAATTAAAAGAAGAAATTATTACATCTGATATTGTTCCAAAGTTTGCTCCATACAGAACTGAGTTTAACAACAACAAAAAAATTACTAAATATTTTTATGAACTACATAAATATAATTCCGTAAATTTACTGAAATGAAAGACTGCTTGAAGTTATTAAAAGACTTTATTAAAAAGTATCCTAATGACTACGAATTAGGAAGTAGTTTGCGTAAATTATATTTTGAAAGAAAGTCAAATACAAAACAAGAAAATAAAACAACTTGAAGAAGAGGGTTATTTTGTTGTGAAACTAGTCTTAACTAATAAAATGGGAATACCTGACTTATTAGCTTTAAAAGATGGAAAGGCATTATTTTTGGAGGTTAAAAGACCAAACACTAAATTAACTAAACTACAAGAGTATAGAATACAAGAACTTAAAAAACAAGGATTTGACACAGAAGTCTACAAAGGGTAATTTATACGAAGTCCAGGATAATTTTATTATTAAGCTCCAGGATGAATTTCCTATGACAGAATCTTTGAAAATAGCTAAGTTAATTAATAAGAATCTAAAAACTTTAACTCCAAAACATAGTTGTACTTATGGTGGAGTTGTACATACTCCAGACCCTACATTTTTTTCTGTAGACTGCATAAAGCTATCTAATAAAGTGTACTCTTTTACAGATATTAGGGAAATAGATTGTGATGATTACTTAGATTTAATAAACGAAAAATTAATTTTAAATGAAATCTGATTATAAATTAAAATACCACACCTCAGAAGAAGATATTAAAAAGATAAGACATTCTTTAGTGAGAGGTGTAAGCTTAGAAAGAGTAGCAAATAGATATGGATTTACAGTTTCTTTTATCAAAAGAAATTTTTATATTTATGCTGTTAACAACGCTAGTTGTAGATGTTATTTAGGAAGCAAGAATGAACCTTATTACACAAACGAAATGGATTATGGTTTCACTCCTCAATACAAAGAAGAGGATTTAAATAAAGCAGAAATAGAAGCGTATAACACATATAAACTTAAATCAATTTTAAATGAGATATAAATTTGAAGATATAGAAAAGATATTAGAGTTCAAGACCTGGACTGACAAAGATAAAATAGATAAATTGTTAGAGATTGATTGTGGTTTGTATGCTCATTTAGGTATTGACTCTACAAAATTAGAAAAAGAAGAAGTTAAGAGAAGAAGTATTGAAATATACAGAACAATTAAAACAATAGATAAAAAACTTGGTGATGAGTTATTATACTCAGAAGATTTAAAACAATGAGACATCACCTCACATATGTCAACTTTATAACTAAAATGATTAATGACACTACTGATGACATATATGAAAATTTGATGGATCAAAACCAAGAAAACGTCAACAAATCTTGCAAAGACTTAATTAAAATACTAAATGAGCTGATTGATCAGGAGGAATAATGTTCTTCTACGTGACATCTTGAACAAAGAACTTTACATTTGTCTATTTCTTCTTGAAGTTTTTTAATAGCCATTCCTCTATGGACCCCATTACTTACTTCAAACTTTTTATTGTCTTCATAGTGGTGAAACTCAAGAGCTTGAGTGCAAAATCTAGGATGTGTTTCTTTAGAGTATCCACAGGACTCACAGGCCATTGTTTCTTTTAAATCCTTAAGCCATTGTTTATTGACATATCTACGATGTCTTTTCTTTTTACCGTAGCATTGAGTACATTGATGCCTTGAATATCTCTTACCGTTTTTTACTCCAGCAGTAGGAAAGTTTGATTCAGGATGTGCTTGATTGCAGACATTGCAAATCTTCATCCTTTAATTTAGTTATAATACTACTTTGTGATACCTATGACTAAGATTTGTTAAAAAAAGTTAAACAAACTAAAAAGCAGTAACTCTAGACTTTCTTTTTGTAGCTTTTTTATTTGGGTCTTTAAGTAAAGTAGGGAGATTTCCATAAACTATTTCTCTAATTTTAGTTTTACTAACTCCTCTGTTAGTCATTGTATTGACTAGCTTTTTAGGTTCTACCCCAAAAATATCTCTAGCAGATATATAGTCTAAATAAAACTCATTATATCTTTCATCATATTCTTTTTTATATTTTTCATATAGTTCGTTTAACTCTTCCTGTGATGCATTCTTTTCAATAGCTTTATTATATGCTTTTTTGTAAGCAGATTTAGTTTTAGAAGGTCCATCATATTTAAATGAAGAAGCTTTAAAACCAAACTGTTTATTAATGTCTAAGTTATATTTTTTTAAACCAAAAGCCATTTGACCTGCTGTGCTTAGTTTTTCGTCAGACTCTATAATTTTATTGTATTGCCTCCAAGCGCTAGGTGAAACTTGTTTCATTATGTATTCCACTTGTTTTTCATACTTTACATCATCTGGATCACCATTATCATATATTTTCCCTCCTTTACTTTTCTTATTACTAAGAACTTCTGCTAGTAAAATAGCTGTCATTTCTCCACCTAAAAATGGTTTTATTGTCGATTCTGTAAATCCTATTATAGCCGCATCTCCAAGAGATTTAGCGTCTGTCATTCCATTAATAGTTTTGTTTATAGCTCCGTGTGGGTCTGATCCCGATATGTCAATAAAAGAAAATTTACCATCCTTTATGTCTAAAGGAAGTATATCAGATTCCTTTTGCCATTCAAATAAATACCTTTTCATTAATCTCTTTTTATCTTTTTCATCATCTTCAGCCTTTAAAGAACCTACTATTCCAGCTATACCTATTCCTGCAGCTTTGCCAAAATAACCTAATAGTGCGTTTCTAGCTGCAACATATGTTATTGAGCCCCCAACTCTTTTTGCTCCAGCTGATCTTAGTTTTGGATCCTTCAATTCAGACATACCTAATTTTATAGTATTTAATGCTGTTCTATAAGATTCGTATTGAAAAGAAACGAATGAACCAACTATAGGAATACTTCTTAATTTTTTTATACCAACTGGTATTTGATCATAAGAGGGTAAAACTTTTTTAACATTTTCTGCTGCTATTTTTTCTACCTCAGAAAGTTCTGATTCAGTTAACTCACTTGGTTTTTTATTATAGAGAGAATTAGAATATCTTATTTTTTCATTTTCAAAAGCATATATTTTCCAAAAATCATCTTCAGCTTGATAAGGATTTTCAGCAAATTTTTTAAATCCTTTTTTAAGGTTTGAAGTTATTTTACTTAATACATTATTTCCTTTTTTATCTATATTTCTAAGAACTGCACTTTCAAAAGTTTCATCACTAAATAACTCTCTAGCTTCAGAAAGACCTACACTTTTATCTATTAAACCAAGTCTAATGTATTTATTATATAATTCTTTATTAAATTTTTTACCTCTTGTTAAGTTTCTAAAAGCTTCATATGCTTTTGAAAGCTCTTGCACATTTCCATAACCGTTAACAAACGCAAATCCTACGTTACTAAAAAAGTTTACAGCGTGTGTTTGGGGAGATAATATTGTTTTTCCGTATTTATTAAGTGACACAATCTTGTACCAAAGAGCAAGTCCTGTAGGAACAGGTTTTTGCTCAGTCATTTCATTAAATTGATCAGCTATTTCTTTAGTGGTATAAAGACCTGCTATTTCTTCAAAAGCTTTACTTCCGTCTCCTTTTATTTGATAGTTAAATTCAGGTGTTCTTTGGTCTTTTGTTTTTAATATTCCAGTCTGTAAACCAACCGCAGTTAAATCTCTTAACATTTGACTTGTGTTTGTTAAGGAAGATAAATTAATAATTGTTTTTGCAAAAGTTTGAGCTACGTCAGTATACTCACCCATCAACATTCTTATTTGAAGAGGAATTTGTTTTTTTTGAGTTAATATTTTAAGATTTTTTCCTTGAACTTCAGTTCCAAACAACCATTTAGAACCTTCTTTTCCTCTTAATATCTCTTGTACTGCTAGCTCTACATCGTTTTCTACTTGAGCTTCTGAATATCCAGGGTTTTCTCTTTTTATTTGACCTCTTAAATAATCTTTAGCAGAATTTAGTATGTCATTCTGAAGACCCATTTGTACTTGTGCTCTCCAGTTATTATTATCGTATATCTTATAAGCTCTAGTAAGATAAGTTCCTAAATTAGATTTTATAATTTCTTTATTTTCTTCACTTATTGTTGGGTCGTTTAATAGTTTTCTTGAAAAAGAATCTATCATTTCTCTCATTTGATTTATAATATCTCTAACTTCTTCATTTATTTCTACTTCTTCTCCAACTAATAATTTTTGTGCAGCTTCTTCAGTAGCTTGTCTTTCGTTTTTATCTTTTATTTTATTAATAGCTTTATTGTAATCCCTATTTAAGTTAGAAAATTCATCAACATCTCCTTGAACTTGAGCTGTTTTATTTTGAATGATGTCATACCAAGCCTTAGGTAAAAACCTACGAGCTGTTAAATAAGTTTTTTTAAACCTTGTAATAGCATCTTTAAATTTATTTCCCGTTGGAAGAACTATGTCTGCTTCTACAGGTTTAGTCTCCCCTTTTGCCTTATCATCTACTACCTCTTCAACTACTTCTTCTTCAACCACTTCAGCAGTAGGAGTTTCTTCAATAGTAGTTTCACTCTCTAATTGTTCTGCTAACTTTTTAAAAGTTTCACTTCCATACTTGTTAAACTTAGGATTGTTTACCTCACTTAGTGGTCCAGTTGGTATAAATGTTTTTCCTGTTTCAGGATTGAATGCGCCTTTAATAAAATACCCGTCTTTAGCAAAACCTGGAAGTGGAACCCATTTACCTTTAGAAGCCGCACCTGTTCCAGTTCCTTTAGATTTATACATTAAAAACTTTTCTCCATTACTTGCTGTAATTTCTAGTATTTGTCTTCCATCAACAATACCCAAGTCTCTAGTAACTTCAACAGTAGCTCCTTGTTCGTCTAATCTTTGACCTAAATCAATAATATTTTGAACCTCTATTGGTATGTTAGCTAAGTCTTTTCCAGACTCTACATTTTTAGTAAACTCTCCAAATACTTCTAAGTTATCATTTATATTATCATAAACCTTAACCTCTTCATCTATACCTAGTTCTTGTTTTTGTTTGGTAGTTAATTTCTCCTTCATTTTAGGATTCATAACCTTTTCCATTGATAACACTTCTACCTCTCCAACTATAGGACCAAAGGAACCTTCTACATATTCATTATTATTTAAAGTATTAGCTGCGGGTATATTATCAGATGAAGCCACATCACCATCTACTTTTTGCACAACACTTCTGCTTCCATCTTTATTTATAGTTATTTCTACGGTTCTAACCCCTTCCCCTTCTTCTGTTTCAATAGTATATATCTCTTTACTTGTTGGAATTTGAGAGTCTTTTATTACTGCTTCTTCTTCCGTTTTGATAGAAGGCTCCCGTACTTCTTCTTCCACTTCTTGTACACTTTCGGCTGGTTCAGCATCAAGTATTTCTCCTGTTTCTTGCTCTTGAATGCCATCTTGTTGTAAGTTTTTAATTTGGTTATCTATTTCTATTACTCTATTCTTTGCAGATTGAGTTGTTTTATTCTCTAAACTTTTTCTTTCTTTTTCTAACTCAACTAATTTTGTCCTTGTTTCAGGATTAGAAATATTATCAGGTATTTGAGTTTCTAAAGAAATGTCATCTAATTTATCTTGTAGCAGTGTAGATGTTTCTGGGTCGTTTTTAATATTTATTTTTGCTACCGTTTCTTTAATATTTTCTTTATTTAAAGAATTAATTAAATCTATAACATTTTGTTTTGAAGCTCTTCCTCCATTTATTGTATATGTAGGTTGTTGTTTTTGAGCTTTAGACAATACATCTGAAACATTTATCAAACCTTTAGACTCAGCAATAGTTTCAAGACCTATCTCTGTAGCACTTAATTCTTGACCAGCAGCTAATCTACCTCCTGTTTCTCCAAGACCCCCTCCTGCCATTTCAAGAGGAGTGATTCTAGCAGCTATTTTAGGAGCATCTAATCCTTTTTTAGCTAAATTAGTTGCTATACCTCTAGATAATCCTGCAGTAGCAGCTTCAACTGCTCCAATAGTAACACCTCTACGAACTGCATCTTGTTTCATTTTATTAAACAGTTCTTCATCTTCTAGTATGGCTCTAATGTTTTCTTCATTAAACTCTTTATCTCCTAGCTCTTCTTTTAAGAACTCTGTTAAAACCAGTCCAGTTTCCATTGTTCCTGTTAAACCACCAATAAAACCAGATATAGTGCCAGCAATTGCTCCACCTGCAGTTGTTAAAACACCTAAAGGGCCAAGGCTAAAACCAGTAGATCCAATAGCGCTTCCAGTTGCAGCTCCAGCACCAGCTGACAAAAGAGCTGTTCCAGCAACTTCTTCTGAATCAAAAAAAGACTTGCCCATTGTTATCATAGACTGAGCAATGACTTGAGGGATAACAGCACTACCAGTTTGAGATATTCCCTTTACAAAACCCCAAACACCTCCTCCTGCTTCATCACTTATCTTTGTAAATTCTTGCATATCTCTACTTGGAGGAATACTTGATATTTTATCAGCAGCTTTAATATACTCTTGTAAATCTTCACTAGATATATCCTTACCTTCTTTGTAAACGTCAAAGGCTTCATCAACACTACTTCCTGCATACCAACCACCAACAGCTGAATTTTTTATTTCTTCTAAATAATTGTAATCATCAGTTCCAGTGGATATTTTTTCTTCTGGAGTCATCTCTCTAAAGACTTCAGAATCAAATGATTTTTTGGGGTCTTCTAATTCTACTTCAATAACTCTTTCTGAGGATTCCGAAGAAGTAGGTGTTGTTTGAGTTTCTGTAATAGACTCCGTAACTTCCTCCTGAACAGGAAAATCTAAATCTTTTTTTTTTACAACTTCTTCTTCCTCTAAAGTAAAAGTACCATTACTTACTAGTTCATCAAATCGAGAACCATACTTTTTTCTAAGAATAGATTCTTCTACAATTGTGCCATTTGGTGTTTTATAATTTGCCATATTTTATTGTATTGGAACTCCAAATTCATCAAATTGTTTTGAATATCGAGACTCAAAAGAAGATAGTTTTTCATTGCTAATTCCTGCTTCTTTATTCATATAATTTACTAATTTATTATATGAATCAATTTGAACAGGAACAAATCTTCCTTGTTTATCTCTTTCAAAAAACATTGCTTCAGGTCTATCTTTAATATAATCAGCAAAAGATATTTTTTCTTCAACAATAACTCCAGTTGTAGGGTCAGGTTTTTCTACTGTTACCTGGAGGTTGTCTCTTATACCCTGAGACTTACTAACATATTTTGTAGGATTAAATTTAGATAAATAATCTAAAAGTCCCCTTAAATTTTCTTCAGTTGGTTTATCTTGATATTCTTTTAATTGTTTCTTATTTTCTAAGAAAACATCATATTGTTTACTACCTTCTTTTTGTTTATAGGTATTATCTAAAGAAACTAAAATACTTTCTTTAAACCCATCAACAGCTAATTTTTGATATTTCTCAATATCTACCACTTCTGGTATGCCATTTTTGTTGTTTATTACCTGTATTTCGTTTTCGTTTTGAGGAACTCCTGAAACTAATTTATATCCTTTTTCAGCAGCTAAATATTCAGCAGCATCTATTCCTGTTTTATCAGCAGCAACACTTGCTCTAGCATAATCTGTTAAAGAGTTTTGAAAAGCTTTGTTCTTTCTATAACCCTTACTATACGTTAAGTCACCTTCAATACCTTCGGTAGAAGAAACCATTTGACCAAACCTTTGTTTTCCTTTTACAATCAAGTCATTGTCAAAAGCAGTATTGTAATAGTTCATTAAACTCAAATCGTTTGAAACAGGACTAACTGCTTCATTTCCGTTTCCTATATAAACAGACTCTAATATTTGTGTTTCTGGGTTCCACCTAACTGATTTATTCATACCAGCCATTTGATCAACCCAGGTAGCTACCAATTGTGTAGTAGCTCCACTTTTCCCATCAGTTACTTTTTTGATAAAATCTTCATATGATTTTTGATAAGTAGTAGCGTTGTTTTTAAATATTTGGTATTGAGTATTTAAAGAGTTTACTGCAATTTTATATTGAGTAGCACTTATCTCACCATTGTCATACTGCTCTTTTATTTTTTGATTGGCGTCACCAATGTTTTGGATGGCGGATGAAAAATATTTACTTTGGTCTGGGGTAACCCCTTTTGGAAGTTTTTGAATTTCCCCTGCCATAGTTTGGTCAGTTAAAGCTGTCTCTGCTTTTTGTTTTTCACCTGCCGCAAATGCTCCACCTAATGCTGTGGTCAAGCCACCACTAATTGCTCCCCAATCAACGGTAGTCTTTTCAACATCTCTCTTTACATAACCTAATCCTGGTGCTGCCATCCTTATAATTTTAGTCCTGCTAATATTGGATTTACCTGCTGACCCGTTAAAGAAAGTCCAAATGTATTTAATGGTTGTTGATAGTTAGGGTTTAATAATTGACTTTGCGCTCCTAACTGAGAAGTAATCGGTGATACTCCAGCTTGCTGACTTCCAGCAAACATTCCTTCAAAACCTTTTTGAATCTGCATTGGAGAAACACCTGCTGTAACCATTGCTGTGTAATCCCCTACTAAAGATGCTGGAGCTTGTAAAGCTTGTTGCCTTCCTTGAGTCATTCTTTGTTGTGCTTCGGCAGCTTGTTGCTGAAACCCTTGTGCTTGAGCCACATCTAAAGCTTGTATCCTAGCTAACCTAGCTTGTTCACCTTCTGCAATATCTTTTTCTAATTCTTGAATATCTTTTCTTTTCTGCATCTCCAAAGCTTGTCTTTGTTTTGCAGATTGTTGTGATAGTATACTTCCTTGAGCTGCAGACAATCTTGGGTCTTCACCTGCAGTGACATCTAATACAGTAGATAAGTCTTGACTTATTTGTTCACTAGCAGTATCATACAAACTAGTATCAATAGCTCTCATTGTTTGAGTGTTTACATCAGCACTTTGATATGCTTTGTCTATATATTTTTGAGCTTGATCTGTAGCGGTTTTTAAATCACTTTTAGCTTTAGCGGCTTGGTCTAGGCTAAAAAGAGCGCTTGCTCCTTTAGTGATTCCGCTTATAATTAACATTGTAGCTGGATCCATATGCAAATATACTAATTTAAGGGAAACTTTTCATTGTTTCAGAACTTACTGAAAATAATTCTACTTTTGATGTAGAGGTGTTAGTGAGCTCATACTCACAATAATGACCTAATACACCGTGTGACTCTGCTACTGTGTTTTTGACATATAATATAAAGTCACCATTACTAGGGGCACTGCCTCCACTTATAGTGGTGTCAATAGTTATAACTTGACCAGAGATTGCTGTTACTTGTCCACCTAAACTAGGAGTAGACCCATAATAAACCATATCTCCTATACTAATAATACTACCTATATCTACAGAAGAACCAAAAGTAAGAGTAGTAGCAGATGGAGTAGTGGCATCAACTGTGCCTACGTTAGCTATACCATTGGCATACCTCATCAACAAATTAATATCTGTTTCTAAAAATCTAATGAAAGCAAAATAATTACCTTCTTTCTTTTCAAAAAAGGTAGAGCTAATACTTCCTGTTTGAGGTAAGTCAGTAGCTAAAGTAGCAGACCAAGGTGAATCTGACTCTAAGCTTATTGTTTTAAATAGCTTGGTATCTAATGGCGCTTTATTAAATACACTTTTAATGGTAGTATTATATTGAACACCATAAAAATTATTTCTCAAAGTATTAGTATTATGCCTATATAATTGACCGTTTTTAAAAGTATATAAATAGTTATTCATACCTTGAGTACACTCTGGTATAAATGAATAAAAGGAAGGCCATCCTTTTACTCCTGGGCTATATGATAAGGTTACTTCTGCCATAATTTAACTTGAACATTCACTTACTTGACCAATAACTCCACCTGCTGTTTGTCTTAACCAATAAGTATCAACTACTGTTGGGTTTGGATTAACATATAAATAATAACCAGCCGCTGCAGGTACTGTCATAGCAGCGTCATTATAAATAGCGGTTGCTTCAGATGGTACAGCAGCATCTATATAATAAGTTTGTAATACACCACTTCCACCACAAACTATACTTTCTGTAGCACCAAACTCTAAGTTAACTGCAGTTGAAGTTCTGTAATCATATATTAAATATAGATTAGATACTGGAGTAGTACCAGTATTAGTATAAGTAAAAGAACCTTCAAAAACTCCTGTAGATGTGTTAGATATAGTTAAATTATTACTTGCAGCTGCAGTTAATAAATTATTGATACCTGTTTGTGTGTTATCATAAACAGTGTTACTTAATAAGTGCAATAATCTATTTCCATTATTAGTATTAAAATCAAATGAATCAGAGCCTATTTTAGCTGATTTAACTGTAACAACCGCCTCAGGTGTTGGTGTTGTTCCAATAGCTACTTGAGAAGAATACACTTGATACTGAGCCACTCTTTGTGTTCCACTACCAGTACCTGTAGGAATGTTAGTAAAAGTTACAGGCTGGTTAATTAAAGGGCTAGACACAGAAGGTGTTAAATTACTAGAAACCCATTCATATTGATTGTGTATAGTTGGAGCCAATCCTGTAAACTCGCTATTGATACATATTTGATATACATTAATTACATTAGCATCTGGGCACTGAGTGGTGATTGAATAATTTGCAGATACTCCCACTACAGACACTGTAACAACAGCAGTTTCAACAGAAGGAATGTTTTTGTTAAACTGAAAAGTTCCACTTCCTGTAACACTTCCTGAACTAGTAGTGGCTCCATTGTAAGTAACTGATATGTTTATATTTCCACTGGTGACATTGTAATCAATATCGGTAGTTCCTATAGAAGCACCTAGCTTAACAGTATAAGTAAAGCTTTCAGTTTGGTTGTTAAACTCTAACTCTGACCCACAGTTTACAGTTTGAGGATCTACTGGTAATGTTCTATTATTACTACTTAAAACATACTCATTCATATATGGGTCATAACCTCCTATTTTTTGAGTATTAAAATCATCTATAAATAAATCTCTAAAATATGACCTCATCCCTGCCTGAGATATGACTTCTAATGATTCATTAGAGTAAGAACTACCGCTTAACTTAATTACTGCACCACGCTTTGCATCCGTAAAATATTTATCATAACCAAACTCAGCATAACTTTCTGGATTGTGACTAATGCCATATTCTTCTAGTCGAGTGATTTGCTTACCTAATATTGTTGGTGTAGAGGTGACATCAGATTGACCAGCAGCAGTAGTAAGTAGGTTTTTGTTTACCAAAACATAAGATACTTTATCTTCTTGCAGTACTAGTAAATCATTTTGTCTTGCTTTAAGCAACTCAATATTTCCAAAGTCTTCATTTAAATCTTTGAAGTTAAGTATGCCTAAATTAAATTCGTTAGTTCTATTTAGTTTAGTCTCATCATTATATATGCCACTATAAGTGATAGAAGCATTTCTTCGCTTTTGCCTAAACTCACCTTCAGATAAAGTAAACACTCTTTCGCCAATATTAAGAGCATCTTCTTTAAATGAGTCTTGTATTTTACAACTTTCCATACCATTACCCCAAGAGTAACAGTTAAAAAAGTTAGTAAGCACAATAGCATCTGCATTAACTGACCCTCCTTCAACAGGAGTTGCAGTTCCAAAAGCAACGTCTAACACTATCGTATTAGCATCTGGTTTTTCTAATACAGTATGTTGACCATTGTATTGTGGATTGGTTGGAGATAAGTTAGTTTGTTGCACATTAACAATATCACCAACAGAAAATGGTGCGTCATCACCTGTTCCTCCTGTGCTTGTAAGTGCTAAGTTTACACCATAAAATTGTGAAGCAGGCAACCCTTGAGAACTTCTATAAGCATTGTTTTGAGCATTGTCATAAAAAGACCAAGTGTTTTGGTTTTGTAGGTTACCATCGTGTAAGTCACCATTAATGTTAAATACTTCATTTCCTTCATAGTAAAAATCATCTGGAGCATCTTCGCCATCTGTTTCTAAAACAAACAAACCGTCTGGAATATTACTTAATTTAACCTTTATAGAGACTTTAGATTTCCCTTGAGTAGTAGTTCCAATTCTCATTCTAAAATTAGACTTAATTCCTAGAGCTTGTTGAGTATTTCCGTTTTCGTCTTGAGTATTAAAACTTACTTGGTGAATTCCGTAATTTTGAGAATCTATATCAGGAACTTGTGGTGTGTCATTATTTTTAATAAGGTCATTTGTTAACCTAAATCTAAATTTTTCTCCTTGATTACCAGCATAATCAATACTATTAGAAGGAAAGAAGTTTTGACTATTTACAAATTGATCATTAACCATTAACTGCAAATTTGCTTGAAGGTTAGCCCCAGTGTTATAAGTTTTATTGGCTGTTCTAGTTATATTTAACTCACTAAATTTATTTTTATTCTCTGGATTCGTAGTATATGTTATTTGAGCTTCTGGTCTTTCACAAGTTATTTTAATTGTTACATTAGTGCCTTCTTCAATTGTGGTTTCTGTAAAACTATCAATTAATGAAACTGTAGCGTCAATACCTCTGCTAGCAACTATTGAGTTTTTTTCTTTATTAATTCCTTTTTCATTTATTTTACCAGGTTGATCTATTCTGTATTCGTTTCCAGGAGAAAACTTAGCATATACCCCAGGCCCCGGATAAGTAGTAGATTGGTCATCTATATTTGGAGATGTACTTTTAGCTAAACAAGTAGCTTCAACATAAGATGTTTTTGCACCATCAATATCTCTTTTTACAGTGTATGTTTCTCCTTCAACAATTTTTTGTGCGGTTTCTCCTTCTAGTTGACACCAAAACTGAGTAGTGTCATCCAAGTCTGGTTCGGCTCTAATAATAAATATAGTATCGTAATTTAATTTAGATGGTTTGATTGCAAATTTGTAATACTTAGCCCAAGATGGAGCTTTTTGACTAACTGGTATATTTACTTGTGCTTTGTTTATTAATATAGAATTAGAAGCAGGAACATTAATACTACTATCTAAACTAACTAAAGCTGTACTTGATCTAGCGTAGTCATCCATATAAACCATAGCTAAGTCATAGTCCCTATTACTATGTAAACTCTCTTTGTTTCTTTTTGAGTCAAACGAAAAATTAGCATTTAAAAATTCAAACCCCTCAAATGATTTTGTGGACCCAGTTTGGTAAACCATCATTAAAGATTGTAAAGTAACTTGAGTTGGTGTAGCAATATCAAAAGATTCTAATAAACCTGTTTGACCAGTTGGATAAGCAGGAGACACTGGAGTTGAACCTGCCGCTGCTGCATTTGGAACAGCTGAATTTACAGGAGTTGCTGCACTACTAGTTACGCTATTAGTAGCAGGACTATTTATTACACTGTTATTAATAAAATCTGTTGCAGTTGACCCTGTAGATGCATCACTAAATGGCTTGTAAACGGGTGTTGCTGTAGCTAATCCCGTTCCAATTAAGTTTTCAAAATCATTACTTCCCACAAAAGATGCTAAATCTCCATAAGTATTGGTTAGTTGAACAGTAGAGGTTATACTTAATGTAAAGCCACCTGTTGGTCTGGTTAAATTTAAAACAGCAGGGTTTTGGTTATATATATTTCCACCAGTTGCGTAACTCTTAAGTTCACAATTAAAAGTTATAAAATCTCCCTGTAAAAAATTAACAGGATTACCCAACCTGTCTTCAAAAGTAAAAACAGCTTTTGAATTATCTACACTTACTGTACTTGGCGTAGCACTACCATTTAAAACTTGATAATCTGAAGAAACAAACTCACCATCTACACTTAAAATAATTTCATTTTCATTGTCGTCTAATTTTACTGCAGGATTAGCAACTAAACTTGTAACATAATCTAGTTTAACGTCATTTCCGTCAGCAGACTTCATATCGTATCCGTCTACATAATTACCTAACATTAATCTATTTCCAGAACTAGTTAAAGCTTTCGCTTTTAAAGGAACATTATCATACAGTCTTAAACTTTCATTAGCAGATAATACCCTAAATACTTCTTTGTTTCTAAAAAATATAGACTGTGTTGAATTATCAGCCCAACCTAAGTCAGACTTACTGTACTTATCAATTACTTTAATAACAGTGCTTGAACTCTCTTTGTAACAAACTTCTATTTCTTTCACTAAAGAAGAGCCTGTATTAAAAAACACAGTTGCTGCATTATATGCATTAACCATTGATTCATTCTTGATGGTATTAAAATCAACTTCAACTAAATCAGGATTTTCAGGTTCAAAAGCAGGAAGGCTAAATGGGGATAACGCAGAGTACTCTCCATCTTCATACTTGAACCTATAAGCAAAAGAAATAAACTTATCTGTAAAAAAACTTTGATCGTCATTATCAGCACTAGATAAAGTAAAAGTAGGAGGATTAATAGGTGGCTTAACTATAAGATTAATTTCTTCTTCTGTTATTTGGTCTACTCCACCAACAGGAAAAGCATAAGACCTATCTACATTTATTTTTCTAGGTGGATTTAAATTATCAGTAAATATTAAAAACCTATCTATTAACTCAACTCCTGTTATTAAATTACTTGGGTTAAAGTTTAATACAGTAGTAGATATAACGTGGTATATTGTAGCAGAAGTTTTGACATTGAATGAAACAATTAAGTCAACTACTCCAGGATCAGTAATAAACCAATAAATAGTTTCATCAGAGTCATCTGCATAAGAACCAATACAAACAGCGTTTGCACTTAATGCCACCCCTTGATTGGTGATGTTGGTTAATAAAGTATTTCCTTTGGTATTCTCTAAAGTTCCAATCTCAGAATCTTCTGTGGAACCTAATCTAGCATTTAATGCATCTACATATTCTCCAGGAGGTAGTATCCTTTCGTCAGTAGACTTATTCATTACGCCTTTAAAGAATAAACTATTTAATTGCATATTACTTTATAATCTTATCCTGGCCTCTTAAATTCATAAGTAGTCTTCCAGGGTGAATGTTACTCATTCTTATTTTGGCATTTCTTAATAGTGCTGACTTACTTTTTCTGTATCTGTTTATAACGTATTCTGGTTCGTTTAGTTTAGTATTTAATATAGAATAACTTATATAAGAGTATAAAAACTCTTCAAACATTTTATTTACAGTAACTAAAGAGTCATTACCATTTTCCATCCCGTCTGAAACATATTCTAGTATAACAGACCTATTGGCCGCTCCTGAACTAAAATTAATAACGCCACCCTTACTATCTATTTTAAATGTAGGTAGTGCGTTAGCAGTCTCAGTATTTAAACCAAACCTTTTTCCTACAGCATAATCAAAGTACCAGCATCCATCTATGCACCACCCTTCCATATTGTCGTAAGGGCTATTTTTATTTAAATAAATACTTTTTTTAGTATTATTAATTCTTTCTAAATCAATAGTAGAGTTTTCTGGTTTTAATACATTACCGTCTTGATCAAATAAAATATTATTATTATTATCTTGAAGATAAGCCTCTGCGTAATTAGTTTGAATATTTTCTGTTAAAGGAAATAAATAACCATTGTGGTATATAGATACTCTCACCCAGTTTATGTAATCTGATGGTAATATATATCTTAGATTATCCCCTACGTTTAACTGTAATATTTTTATTTCCTTGAATGCATCGTAGTTTAGTTCTTGTATCGCTCTTTTAGCGTGAAATAAAATTTGATATCTATCTACATTGTTAATTAATTTGTTGTTGCCAACGTACATTAACATATAGTTATTTACGATATCCTGTAAAGAAACATATTGGTAAGAACCCCAGTTAGCATTCTCAGGAACATTACCATTGTTTTCATAATATTGATATTGTGATATATAAGCCATTAACTATTTTCTTGTACCATTTCCATTTTTTGCTGTGCATCAGCTACTTGAACTACTTCAGATTCTCTAATAGATAAACCAGCATATTTTAAAATACTTATTACCAAATCCGTTTCATCTGACAGTGGTAACTCAAAGTCTTGATAATCTGCTTGAGATTGGTCAAAAAGAGGTTGACCACCGCTAAGAGAAGTAAAAGTCCATTTAGGGTCTTTTGGATATCTAACATATTGAGTTTGTAAATCAGACACTCCAGATATAGTAGTTGGGTAAGCAGTAACATTATTCCCTTCTAACACATAAGCTGGATATTGTGTAGTAGGAGCTGTTAAGTTAGAATTAGTTAAATAAAATATTTTATCTTGACTAACTCTTTCCACTTCTGCAATATTATTGTTATTGTAAATTGCATAATTTTCTCCGCTTACTATTATGTCACTGCTTAAGGTAAGTGAAGTATTAGCAACTGCTGTTACAAAAGCAGATATTGAGTCAGTGGTATTAATTACTATGTCACCTACACTTACAACACCTAAAAAGTTAGCATCAACATCATCTAGTTTTCCTGCAGTAGTTCCTGTAGTAGTTCCTGAAGTTAATTGATTAGGATAATAGAATATTTTATTAATTAAATAATAATCAGTAGGAAGCGAATAAATATTGGCATTAACTCTAGTTAAGAATGACGTAACTGAAAAACTATCTATTACTTCTTCTATTCCTTTAGTAATGTCGGCATACCCTGTTCCAGATAGTCTAGTAAGTCTGTTGTTCTCTTTATTTATTTGATTATTATACTGGTAAAAATAATCTTCAAATATATCTAATTGTGCTTGTTTTGCAAAAAGGTTAAAGTCACTGGGAGATATGTATCCGTAATTATTTTTATTCAGTATAGAAAGAACAGTATTTCTAACAGAATTTATCATCTAAAATCTTTTGATACAAAGATAAGCAAAAAAAAAGAGCCTCTAGTAATAGAAGCTCTTGTTAAATTGATTAATAAAATATATTAAGCTATAGAGATACTTGTTATAGATGTTACTCCAGTCAAAGGAACCTCAACAACAGCTTTAGTCCACATTGTTTCAGCGGCTGTTTTCAAAGCTTCGTTAATAGCATCAACAAAAGCCTGTGTTGCGCCAACACAAGTTAATCTTACTTTTTTTGCTCCTGTTAACTCGTGTAAATCTACTTGTGTAGCGCTAGCAAGTTCTACATATAAAATAGCGGAGACTTTAACTAACTCTACACCATCTCCTGTGGTAAATGATAAATACTTGTTCATAATAAAAAAATTTATGTGTTAATAAAAAGCAAAGATAGCCTATTTTTTTTACTGTGTTAGTGTGTTAACATACGTTACTAACTCTTTAACATATCTTGAAATGCTTTGTATATCTCAACACCTTCATCTCTTTGAAAAAACCCAGCTACTGTTTGTATGTGGTCTTCACCAAAAGGAATCATCAATAATTTAGTCTTTTTAGTTTTAAGATTATAGTAAACATCTTTACCATTGTTTCTCAAACTTAATAATCCTTTTTCAAATATTTTAACTACAGTATCTTGTAATTCCAACATTGGATCATTAATGGCATCTAAAAAGTCAACAGGATTATTTTTAGCAAATAATATGACATCTCTTTTTAACTCAGATGTAGTAAGTATTCTAGTGTCTAAATCTAAATATACTCTAGCTAATGTTTCCATTTGATCTATAGTTAATTCAGACGCTTGTTTGAATGCTTTAGATTCTATTTCTAAATATTCTACTTCTTTTTGAGCATCTGCTTCTTTATCTATTTCTTCAAACATTACACCATTGTCTGGATGGTAATGTAAAAATTCCTGTAACACAGGGTTGTTTTTAGCAACAAACAACATTCCGTCTTCAAATATAACAGGTTCTAAAACAGCGTTGCTGTCCTGCTCATCCTCAAAAGGACTTTTTTGATTAGAAGCGTAACGTAAAGGTCTATTGTGAGTGCCATCAAAATGTAATAATGGCTTTCTTCTTGTGTTTCTAGAATTAAGTGTGAAACTTAATGGTTGTTTATCATTTTTTAATTTATAAACACGGTCTTTTAATTCTTTCTTTTTTTTCATTTGATTTAATTTAAAGTTTAAAAAATAGGAGGGGATTGCTCCCCTCCATAAATTATGTTATTATTTAAACAATACGAAATTGTTTGCACCCATAACACATAGTGCTCTTTCTGATAAGAAATGAACTTCCATCACGTCTTTTCCAGTCGTTCTTGCACCACCAGCAGAACCAGTAACCCAAGTTTTATAACGTCTGTCTTCCATTTCTGAAGCTCTATATCTTACGTGTAAGAATGGTCTCTTAGCGTTTCTTCCTAATACTTGGTCGTAAACGTTAGTTGAACCAGCTGGTACTAATACACCATCAATAGCTCCACCAACTAAACCACCTCTCATAGTAGGATCGTTAAGATATTTCCAATCTGACTTATAGAAATCATATGCTCTTCTGAATCCAGTAAATCCTAGGTTTAGAGCCATCTCTTCGTCATTATCAAATAATCCGTAAGATGAACCACCATTACCATAAGAATTCTGAGCAGCTAACATATCATCAATCTCAAAAGATGTTTGTCTGTTTAAGAAAAGAACATTTTCTTCAATAGCTCCTTGCTTATCTAATCTTTCAATAATAGCATCAAAATCAGATAAAGCAGTAATAGCTCCTGTGAAAATATTACCTCTTGATTCAATAGCAGCAAATAACCCTTCAGATCCCTTGACATCAGCAATAGCTCCTGATCCAGCTTCAGCTTTAACAGCTTCTACCATTGCAGTTTCTAAATAGTCTTCAAACCTCATTCTTGTTTCGTGCTCTGCTTTTAAATACCATAGGTATCCATCAGCTCCATCTTCAGTAGATACTTCTACCCACCCGATTTGAGCCATATCAGAACCGTTAACAGCATATTTATCTTTTATGATAATAGGGCTGTTTTCTAAAATAGTGTCAAATGGCTCTAATGAACCTTCCATTGCGTCAGTTCCTTTGTTAAATTCAGAACCATAAATGAAAACACTTACTCTTTCAGTTGCAGTTACGCCAGTCCCAACACCAGTATATCCACCAGCTTCAAAAAGTTTTACTGTAAACTTGTTATTTGGTAAATCAAGACTTGTGACAATACCTTTATTAGAAATACTAGCAAAACCAGCGTTTCCAGATATCATAACTGTTTGTCCTACTCTAATAGCTATTTGAGATGCTGTAGCTGGAGCCATAACTTGATTAGCAGGGATTAACACATCATCTACTTCAAATTCAACAGTGTCAGCAGCAGCGGCAGCCGCAGTTTTTACGTCTGTATATTTAATGTGCAATCTACCTTGTTCTGCCCATTTAATAAGGTCAGAGTTAGAAGGCATCTCAGCACCCACCATTCTAAGGAATGAAGAAATAGTTCTATTACCATATCTTTCAAACTCCTTTTCATAGGTGTCTGGCAAGTATTGATTCAAAAAATCAAAACTTGTCATATAGTTTGTTGCGGTTGGCACTCTAGTAGCACTTGGCTGTAGAGCGAAACCTGGTATATTTAAACTCATTGTTTTTTATTTTTAATGTTTAACTTATTTATTTTTTGGTGACCTAATTGTCAATCCTCGCCTAGACGAGGGAGTCGTAGCTTTAACACTAAATCCTTGTTTTGATGTCACTTGCGGAGTTTGCCTCATATCTAAATTTATATTTTTAGATTTTTTAGCAGACTCATTAACCGCTGATGCCACCCCTTGCTCGTAAAAATACTTTGCGAACTTTTCAGGATTCATTGCCATTGACAACGACTTGTGATATCCAACTACATCCGATATCTCTCCTTGATCATTAGTAAACTTTGATATAAAGTTCATAATGTCAGATTGAGACTTCTTCAGTTCGTTGAAATCGCCAGGAGAATAAACATATTCTTTATCACTGATGTTAAACTTAAAACCTTTAAATTCTTCAGTAAACAATTTATTGGTGTTCTCCTGAAAGCTCTCTGCTCGCTTTTGGGCTAAGCTTTGAGCTTCCTTGGATTTCTCCATTTGTTCTTGATAGGCTTTTAACATTTGTTGGTCTTCATCAGAAACTTTAGTGCCCATTGACTCAATAGGAACTTTGTATTTTTCTTTTTGACCTTCAAAGTATTTCAAAGCCTTCGCAAGCTCTTTTTTCTTATCTATTTTTTTCTTTTTAATGTCATCTTCTGAATCCACTTCTGGATCAGTTCCAAACTTAGAGTTAAGTAGATAGTCTATTTCATCCCTATCTAAACCCTCTTCCATCTCTGCGTAATACATAGATAATACTTGGTCAGGACTTTCTTTACTATAATCTCTACTAATTTTAGCAAAATCTTCAAATCCTCGACCAGTGTCTTTTTTGTATTGTAAGTAAGTAGCTACATCTGATGGTAACTCTTCTTGCTCTCTTTTAGTAAATAAGTCATCAATAGACTCTACTTCCTTACTATACTTTTCCCTAATAAATGAAAGAACTTCTTGTTCCCCCATTTGTGGCTTTTCTTCCACAACGGGTTCTTCTTTTACGGTTTCTTCAGTTTTAGTAGGTTCTTCTGTTTGTCCAGTTGCTTCTACTTTAACTGATTCTACCTTAGTTTCTTCTGCAGTTTCACCGCTTACTTCGGCTTCGTGCTTTTGTAATAATTCTTCTTCTACTTGTGCCTTAGACTTTTGCGGTCCAGCATCGTACTCTTTTACTTTAATTTCCATTTGATTTGATTTTATTATGCAAAGTTACTAATTATTTTATTTATTTTATCTAGGTTCAAACTCTGCTAAATCGAACCCATCTAAACTATCTTCTTTGGACTCAAAATTAATTGGAGGTAAATCTTTTTTTCTCTGATTAATTAATTGAGACTGCTCCGTGTTTTGTTGGCTTATTCTATCAGACTTTGCTTTCTCTCTACTTTCTTCTCTTTTGTTTATCTGACTTTCTTCAACACCTTTTAATTGCATATTAAGTTGAAACTCATAACTCATTAGCTGTTGTTTAAGAGCTGCTTCGTTTTTCAACTTCTCTATCTCAAAGGCCACTTCTGCTTGTTTCTCTCTCATTTTCATCTCACCCTCTAACTGTATTTTTTGTTGTGCTGCTTGAGCAGATATTTGCTGAGACTGGAATTGTGTTTGTGCAGTCATCTGTTGTTGTAAAGCAGCAGCCTCTCTATCAGCATCTTGTTTTCTTTTTCTTTTCAGTTTCAATAACTGATTAGCCATCTTAAGATTTCTTACTTCTCTAATATCAATAGCGTCTTCTAAATTAATATCGTTTTTAGATAATGCCATTTGAATATTCTGCTCTAGCATTGCTTTTTCCTCCTCATCTGGAGCTACTTCAATAAATATTCCAAAGTCATATAAATACAAGTCTTTAATATCTTCTATTCTATCTACATTATACTTTCCTATTTGATTAGCGAACTCTTCTTTGAATGGAGCAAACTCTAGTAAATCAGCTATTCTTAGCGACAACCCTTCAGCAATGGTTCTGCTTATATATAAACTACCTTCTAGTATATGTCTAGTAGCTGTATTAGAGTTTAGTGCTGCTAATTTTTGAACACCTACCAATGCATTTGGATCTGGAGTAGAACCATCTCTAGCTTCATTTAGTCCAGTTACTGCTCTAATCATTCCTAGATAATGATTGTAGTTTCCAATAAGTGCAGCCATTTTAGACTGACCACTACTAGTATTAAGTTGCTGTATAGGAACTCTGGCATTGTTAAACTCACCATCTTGAGTATAACTTCTACCTACTACACTACCTGTTTGGAAATAAAGCCTTAGAGCGTCTTCAGGATTATAGGCTTGACCAGTACCTAAGTCTACTTCATTTAATCCATCAGCGTCTATAAATACACCGTCTGGAACCATTTTAGCTACTACCTGTTGTAGTTTTAAGTGTGTAATTTGTATTTGGTCTGCAAAAGGAATCATTCTTCTTACTAAAGATTCTATGTTTCCTTTGTACATTCTTGGAGCACAAGCCACATAATTAGGCATTGCGTGTTGAGATGCTGACTTAGGTCGAACCATATTCTTAGCCATCTCCCACTTTAACATAATGTTAGAGCCAGCTACCATAATACCTTCATACCAAACCTCAATAGTTTTTTCTACTCTCTCAAACTTACCCTCCTTCATCATTTCTTCTGGTGGATTGAAACTATCGTCTTTTTCAATCATTCTTTCTCCACCACCTTCTAACATCTTTTTCTTATATACAAACTTTTTAGTGGTTTTGTAATTAAAATATAATAGTGTAGCAGTGTCTTTATAAAACAAACTGTTTTCATAAAACCTATTGATATTGTAATAATCATACCAACCTTGACTATATTGAGATATCTTTTTTAAATCTTCGTTAGTTAAATCAGGGTTAATCTTAATAAGCTCTGCAATTGGCATTGTTTTAATCTCACCCCAATAAAAACAATCTTTAAAATGTGGATCCTCTGTATAACTATACACTACGTTGGCTGGGTCAACATAATCTACCTGAATACCACTGCCTGGTAAAAACTGGTGTTTAGCCATACCCACACCCAAAACAGTCATATCATAATCTACTCTTCTTTTTACATCTAAGTAGTGATTTTCATCTAGTATGGTATTAATAGCTTCTTCTTCAGCCACTTCAATAGATGGCTTATATTTTAGTTGCATATGCAATTGAAGTTCTTCATCATTTTCTGGAAGATCTTCTACATCTGTCATAAATGGGTTGATACCAAAAGACTCTTGGAAGTCACTAAAGATATCTTTATTAAGCATATCTCTTTCAACTAACTTCTGGTATTTGTTTCTGTGTTCGCTTGACAAAGCATCTTGAGCATATGCTTTTACGTGGAATAATCTATTAGACATTCCATTGACAACAATGTCTACAAACTTAGGAAGGATGGGAACTGGAGTCCAATCCAAATTTAAATAAGATAAGTCACCATCAATAGCTAATTCATTTTTGTATTTAGCTACTGATTGCTCACCTCTTGCATATCTTCTTAATTGATTAAAAGATTGGAGCTGACTATAGTATCTACAGCTACCTCCACCTTTTCTAAACCACTCATATTGAATGGCCTGACCTACCTGTAATCCATACTCCATTGTTGCTTTTTCAGCATCAGTGGCAAATTGATTTGGAAAACCTGCGGGGTTTAGTAATATCTCAACGTCTTTCATTTATTTTAGTAATTCGCTTAAATTCCCCTTATTAGCATATCTTGCAAAGTTAATGCTTATTTTTGACTCTTTTTTGACAGGAGTATATAAATGTTTTTGATTGGCCATAATAGCTAGTCCTGAGCTAATTGTAGCATCGAATTTAGTTCTTTTATTGATATCAAAACGAGCCCAATCTTCTAAGGTTCTTGTAAAGTACATTGAACCCATTTCATCCATTGGTCTAAACTGTTCTGATAAATCTAAACCAACATATTTTTCTATGTAAGATTCAATAGCTGAAGCGTGAGATTGTTTTACATCTTCTGAAGTGTTAGGTATGCCACCTAATTCTCTTTCTGTTTTAGATAGTTTATTAAATTGTTTATCAGGTCTGTTCATACAAAACCCTCTATAACCCCTGTTCTTAAAATGATACAATAATCTTGGTTTATTGTTTTCACAAAGTATTGGCATACCATAAAATACACAAGCCATCAATACTTCTTCAAAAAATATCTCTGCTGTTTGTGGCCTAGCTACATATTCTAGAAAAAACTCATTGGTTGGAGCATCATCCATATGGAACTTGGTCATTCCGTGTAAAGCTCCATTAGATCCTTTTCCTCCTACTGTTCCAGAGATGTCATAACTATCACAACCAAAAGAACCAAGGTGTTCATTACCAGGATAATACCTTCCGTTTCTTTGTTCTTTTCTGTTTTGTAATTGTTGTTTAGGAAGCCAACTAACTAAAAATCTTCCATTTTTATTTGGACTCCATATTACTCTAGAATCTTGGACACCATTCTCCCAAAAGAAACTACCTCTTGTTAAATACCTGGCTTTAACTAAACCATCATTATAATCTATTTGTTGGTATAATTTAGTTAAGTTAAATAACGATTGTTTACTTTCATCTCTAAATGCGTGAGACTCTGTTCTAGGAAACTGACGATAAAATTCATTAAGCGCATCTGCGTCATTTTTTAAAGACTCTACTTCATTTTCCCAATAATTAATAGCTCCAGTATTAATATACTCTCCATCGTTTCCTTCAATAGGTTTGTCTGGAGTATTCAAAACAGGCATACCATACTTATCTATATATCCTTCAAAATTCCATTCCATAGGAATAAATAAAGAATATAAACCAGATTTAGTTTGACCATTTGCATTTCTTGATTTAGTATCTGAATCGTAGTATAGCTTTTTAAAATTATTACCCCCTTTATCTAATGCATTTGACGTAGAACCCATCATACATTTACCAATAATTTTACTACCTAATCTCAAACAAGTTTTTGTTACACGCCAGTTATTAAGTATGTTCTCAGGCTTTTCCCACTTACCACTTTCATCGTGTATAAGTAGTTGTAGTTTCTCACCATCATAAGAGTTATCAGAAGTATTACGCCAATCTATAGTGGTATCTAATCCTTCAAGTTCTTGATTATCAGATAGATACATATTACGCTTAGTAATCTTACTAGCAGGAACACGATAGGATAATTCTGTCTTTGGTTTATCCATACCATCTTGAATAGGTTTAAAAAAGAACGGGTAGTTATTAGATATAGGAACTATTTTATCTGTAAACATTTTTTTGGCATCAGTACCCGTTTTAGATAGAACACCTATTCTTGCATCTTTAGATATAGTAGCTGTATTAACTGTTTCTGCTGAGCCCATAAATGAAAATCCAGAACGTCTTATTTTTAAATAACACATTCCAAAACTTCTTTTATCTGCTTTGCAAGCTTCCCAAAACAAAAAAAATATTCTATTAGCTTCTCTAAATTCAGGATGTCCTACATCAATTTTAGTCCATTGCAAATAGCAATAATGAGTACCTGTGATGTAAGTAGGTAGATTGTTATTGTTAAACCAAAAACCTTCTTCTCTTCTATCAAACTCTTGCTCTATATAATTTACCCAAGCATCTTTAAATGCAGACGGCATTTCATTCCATTGAAATATAGACTTTATTTTAGATAGTGCTTTAGGATACTCAAATGGTTGCCAACATTTTTCTTTATTAGAATAAAACTTAGATGGTGTTTTAGGTAGTCCTATTTTTAACCCTTGAACTTCATATATGTCACCTAGTGTTCCATCTTTAGAAATAACTACAATATCATACTTTTCATTGTAGCCATACTCCCAGTTTTTGGCTTTGTTTTTCTTAGCCATAGCTGTTTTTGGTACAATATCTTGTACAACTTTATATAAACTATTTCGATCTTCTTTCTGCAAACCCTTGGTTGGTACTAGTTTTATTAACACTGTTTAAAGCCTCTTCTTCTGCATCAATACGATTTAATATTTCAAACGCATCAAAGATGGCTAGTTTTTTTGTGGCTGCTGCATTTTTAAGTCTGTCTGCTGCTAGCTCATCATCTGGATCAGGTTTAATAATTTTTTCTTCAGCTACTTTAATTAGTTGGTCTACTGCTTTTCTACCTGCCTTTATTATTTTTAATTTAATTTCTTTACTCATAACGTCATTGTTATATTCTTAGATTTCATTCTGTATAGTGTTTGATCATCTATTTTAAACTCATACTCTGACTCTGGCTTAAAACAAACTTTATCTCCTTTTTTAACACCTAGTTCAGTAAGTACGTCATTGGTAACTTCAATGGTTCCTGTAAGTGGTTGATAAGTATCGTTATTAAATATAACAGACTTTTCTTTAGAAGATGGTTTTACAAAACAATAATCTAAATGTGACTTCCATTGACCATCTTGCTTATACATAAAAAACTGAGTAGGCTCTACTATAAATAGGTTGTCTTTTAAAAAACTTCTACCACTTCTTTCTCTGCCTTTCATATCATTATAATATTTAAAAACATTGTGGTGAACTACTAATATGTCACCTACTTTTATGTCACCATCATAGTTTATTGGAGTAGCTACTACATTAGCAAAACGATTAGAGACAGTATGGTCTTCCTTAGAAGAACTAGTAATAAAGTCTACATCTCCTATTTTTTTTACATTATCGTACCTAGTATTTTTCACTGGTGTCACGATAAAACCAAAAGGTGACTTCATACTAAAAGTTAATATTATATTCTACAGATACGGGAATAGTTGCATTAAAACTTTTCCAAAGAACAATCTCATTGTCTCTAATAATCCAAATTTTAAAACAATCTTTTTCTTGTCTTATATGATGTATGGTATAATTACCTCCTAGAACATCTTGTCCGATAAGGTAGTGCATTGCCCCAGACTTATAGTCAGGACCAATTGATATTTTCCTAATTTCCATTTCATTTGATTTAATAAATATGTGTACATACACCTGTAGCTACTGGATCTGTAATACCATCAAGTAATATTTCTAAAGTAGAGGGAAAACTACTAGTATACACTGCAGCGCCTCTGCATATATCTGCGTGACTCAATAATGTAGCGCTTCCTGCTAAATTAAGAGTATCGTTTGCTGAAACCACTATCACTATATCTTGACCAGCTGTAAAATTGTAAGAACTACTAAAGTTAATTACATTAATACCTGCAGATGATGTTGAGTTGAAGCCTTCAAGTCTTTTTGTAGCTGAACCAGCGGCAGTGATAGCTCCTGTATAAATAGCAAAATAAACAGGATTTGAAGAAGCTCCAACTGAAAAGTATTCTAATCTAGAGTATGTTCCTGCTGTTTCACAAACACTTTGTCTTATTATAGTTTGACCACCTACAGCAACAGAATCTTTAGCTTGATAAATAGGAAAAGGAGAAATACCATTCGCAATACTCGGTCCGTTTATTGTTGCTGTAGTAGATCCTGAAGCGTGTACTACCGACAAGTTAGTATTAAAATTTAAAGTATTAATACCACTTATTGCTGCGCCACCACTATCTTGAACAGAAATTGTCCCACTTGAGCCAGGTGTTGTTATCCAAGATAAATTACCACTAGAATCTGACTCTAATATTTTATTATTTCCACCTGGCGCTGCACCTGGTAATACGATGTTATAAGCACCTGTAACATCTGCTGCAGCTTTTAATGTAATTTCGTTTCCTGAAGTTCCATCATCACCAAGTCGTAATTGGCCTGCACCTCCTGTTGGGCCTCCTGCAATATTAACTACACCACCAGATGTATCTTGGTCCCCTATTACTAAAATTCTATTAGAGTCGGTATATGTAAGATTATTAGAACCACCAAAAGCACCAGCTTCATTAAACTGTACGGAATTTACTGGAGAATCAGGTGAAGTGCTTCCACCAGCAGTTCCCCATTCTAATCCACTTTCAAGTGAGTTAACTTTCAATACTTGACCTGCTGTTCCAATAGATGTTAAGCCCGTTCCTCCATTTGTAGTTGCTAAAGTTCCTGCTAAAGTAATTGTTCCACTACTTGTAACTGGAGAGCCAGTTACTGTTAATCCTGTAGTTCCACCACTTAAAGAAACACTAGTAACTGTACCTGAACCAGATCCTGCATATAAATCAGCTATACTTTGTAAAGTAAAACTTTTAGTTTCTTTAGATGATGCATCAGTACCTATTACATAATCTGTACCTGCAGGGCTTCCTTTAGTTGGGTAGTTAGTAGTGTTACTTATTTTAGCCATTTTCTTTTTGTGTTACTGTTCCGTGTTCTAAGTTAATTACAGAGTTTTCTCCGTATTTCTTTATCAATTCGTTTTCTAGTGATTCAAATTCAACTCTTATTGAATCAACTCTTTTAAGAACTGAATTTTTTTGTATTGCTAGTTCTCCTAATTGTACTTTAAGTGATTGAAACTCTGAGTTTAAATCTCTCAAAGATTTTAATTCTTTTTCTTCTAATTTCATTTGATTTAATTTATCTTTACAAAGATAATCATTTTCTTCTTGATGCTGAAGAACCATAGAAATAACCGAAAATACTCAAAACGATTCCCTCTGTTACCCCGATTAAATGAATCCAAATTTCTTTATTATGCTCAGGAACCTCTAAAAATACAATAGCATAAACCAAGAAGGCAAAACAAGAAAGGCCGACCAAACCTGTTAAATTAAACATAAAGTCAAAACGATTTGCTTTAGCTAACTCAACTTCTCTTTCCCTTGCTGAATCTCTATCATCTACCTCTAACTTATAAAGCTCTACCACTTGCTTGTGAAGTGCTTCTTTTTCTTCTGGTGTTAAGTCTGGCTCTTGACTGATGACATTTTTAATAATTCCAAGGGTTCCACTAGAAGGAAGGATGTCTCCAATAGCATCTAATACTTTAGGAGCTTTTTCTTTTAATAACGCACCTATTTTAGTATCTTTTAGTTTCTTTTTCATCCTGAACAACTTTCGCAATTCTCATCATCTATACTGCAAGTTCTTTCTGGAACTGGTTCTTTCTCCAGCTTCTCTAACATTTTTTCAAACTCTGACTTTTCTTCTATCATTTGTGCAAAAATAAACCTTCTATAAATGTTCCTATTCCTGTTACAATCATTGCTAGCGAAGTCCAAAACTTTTTTTCCAAGCTACGGATTCTTTTTTCGTGATCGTTCTTTTGTTTGCTTATTTCTTTTAACTGGCTCTGCATTACCGCCTGACCCTGTAAAAGTTGGTTTATTTTATCTTCCATAGATTTTATACTTGGTTTTGTTGTCGTCGTCTTTATACGCCACTAATATTCTGTTTCTTTGAGTTCGGGTAGTGCTGTAGCTAACGTGTACCCAAGAAGGGTTTTCATCTGTTCCAAACTCCCAAATTAATTGATCAAAATTTAAGTTGTCTTTGATAAAATGAAACACTTCTGCATTGTTAGGAGCATTGGAATAATCCCTATCTAAATCAATTGCTTCTCCTTTACAGTGTTGTGAAGTGGCTACGTACTTACCATCTATGTATTTGTGAGCGCCCCCAATGGCTTTATTTAACGCTTCTGACCTATACCCACTACTAATACCAAAAGGAACACCAAAATGCTCTCTAATCGGCTGAAATATGTTCTCAGCTAATACTTTCATATTCTCGATGTGTTCTTCTGTAGGTAAGTTTGCTATACCTTTTCTTTCAGCAGTTCCGCTTTTTAGCATTTCAGAAAGAGATAAGTTCTTAGATAGTTTCATTTTTTAATTCTGTTTTTAGCGGTTAACAATATTCTTTCTTCCATTTTAGCCACCTTTACTTTTAGGTTTAGGTTTTCTTTAATTAGCTCATCTATCTTTAGTTCTAGACTGGTAATTTTTTCCGTAAGTCTCTCTATTTGATCATCTTCTTTTTTAGCGTTGATGTCAATCTTTTTCTTAATTATATTCCATATCTCCTTGACTCCAAGTGCTGAAATCAAAGCTATTAAGAGGGGTTCTTCCATATTATCTGCCTTGACCACGGTATTTTGGTTTGTATGCCGTCTGCCCTTTAGATGCATTCTTAGAATGTACCCCAGGTCTTTTCGTTGTTATTTTCTTTCTGTATTTCACTCTCCTGGTTCAGCTGGTGTCCACTCTGGAGTAGCTAATAAAACTAATATCTCTTCGTGAGTATAGGTTCCTACTGGAACTAATGACCCGTTAGTGATAAAAGAAGGCTCTACCTGGAATGATAAAACCCCTTGAGTGTTTGCTACATTTCTTCTCATTGTTTGAGCAGAAGATTGGTTCACCTGGCTGAATAAAACTGAGTTCGTGTCAGATAGGTTGATTACTACATAAGTTGTTGCCATTGTTTGATTTTTTACAAAGTTAATATTTTTTACGGAGTATTACCACTTCCAGAAACTCTTGATGTAACTATCATATTACTAGATATTGCGTTTGCTGTACTATATGGCGCATCACCTACTAAATTACCTTCTGACATTCCGCTAGATACTCCATTAGCTGTTGTACCTACACCGTTAGTTAAGTTTGCTTCAGTCATATTTGCAGATGTTCCATTGTTTGTTCCCTTTTCATCAGCTATAATCCAATCATTTCCATCAAAAGAACTATTTTCACCTAGCTGCCACCAAGAAATTAAATTAGAATATGCAGAGTGAGAATTTAAATTACCAGGAAGACCTTCGTTATAAATTTCTGATACTTGTGCAGATGTTAAAGCTGTATTCCAAACAGATACATTTGAAATAGAACCACTATTGTATAGTGTTGCTCCTCCTGAGCTAATAAATAAATTTGTTGCAGTCGGGTTTAAAGTTCCGCCTGTTGTTGTGTTGCTAACAACTGAAATGCCATCTTCGTATGCTATAGTAGTAGTTGTTGAATTATCAAAAGTTAAACATATATGATGCCAGTTACCATCTACCATATTACCAACTCCTGAAGCTGATGTTCCGCCCAATGTTACAATCGGGTTGGCATAGATTTTTCTTGGTTTGTAATACAATCTTCCTTGAGTATTTGAAGCATTACCATTACTTTGGTATATTTCAAATTGTGCACACCTTATTAATCTTGCGTTTGTTATGTAAGTAGAACCTTTAAACCATAAAGAGACAGTCATAGCATTTCCACTATTTAAAGCAGTAAAAGAACCACAATCTATATAATCACTATCTGCAGAGTCAAAATTCATAGCATATTTACTATAAGGCGCAACTGTTTGTAAGTCACTTTGAACAAGGTTTGCTTGAGACATTCCTGAGCTTATACCATTTAGTGTAGATACATTAGTATCAACAAG